ATGGATGGGCAAGCTGCGCAACGAAGCGCCTTACCTGTTCAAGAATTCGAACGGCGGCGGTGCCTCCGGGGGTAACAGCGCAAACGGCCTTGGCGGACTGTCACAAGCAGACATCGCCAAGTTGTCTCCTGAAGCGAAACTTCGGCTCTATCACCAGAGCAAGAAGAGCAAGTAACAGGTCGGCGGGTCGTTCTGCGTTTGAGAGAGTAAGCTGGACTGACGTTAGTAAGGGGATATGACGTCTTTCTATCAGAACGAACCCCGCTATGACTTAAAGGAGACCACCCCATGGCCTTGACCCTGCTCGAAGCATCCAAGCTCCATGACGGCGATGTGCATCGCACTGCCATCATCGAAATGTTTGCCGCGAATTCCGACATCCTGCGCGTGCTGCCGTTCGAGGACATCCCCGGCGGGTCGCTGAGCTACAATCAGGAAGGCAAGCTCCCTGGCGTTGCGTTCCGAGGCTTCAACGAAGCGTATTCGGAGAGCGTCGGCATTCTCAATCCCCAGGTCGAAGTCCTGAAGATTGCCGGTGGCGATCTGGACATCGATAAGGCGACCATCAAGACGCGCGGCGAAGACCAGCGCTCGGTGCAGGAAGCGTTGAAGGTGAAGGCGATGAGCCTCTACCTGTCGGCGAAGTTCATCAACGGCGACAGCGATGCCGACCCCCGTCAGTTCGACGGCCTGCGCAAGCGCATTGCCGGCTACCAGTTGGTGGGTCCGACTGTGGGCGCCCCGACGACCAACAGCGCGATGAGCCTGGAAGCCCTGGATACTGCGATCGACCGGGTGGACAACCCCACGCACATTCTGATGTCGAAACCGATGCGCCTGAAGCTGACGACCGCTGCGCGAAACTATCAGGTTGGTGGCTTCATCGACTACGCGCTGGACGAATTCGGCAAGCGCGTCACCCTCTACAACGATCTGCCTATCCTGATCGTTGACTATGACGACACGGGTGCGAAAATCCTTGACTTCACCGAGGTCGGCCCGTCTGGCGGCACTACCTGCCAGTCCATCTACGTCGTGTCGATCGGCACCGGCATGCTGAACGGACTCCAGAACGGCACGATGGAAGTGACTGATCTGGGCGAGTTGCAGACCAAGCCGGTCCTGCGCACCCGGGTAGAATGGCTGGTCGGTTTCGCCGCGATGCACGGGCGCTGTGCCTCTCGCATCTGGGGCGTAACCAACGCCTCGATCACCGCCACGTAAGACGGACATCCCCTCCAGGCACGTCCTGGAGGGGTTCTCCTGATCCTGCATCCTTCAAAGGAGGACACACCATGTCCGTCAAGACTTCTTCGAACCGCTTTTCTTATGACGCACTGACTGCGTTGCAGCCGACTGGTTCCGTCGCTGTAACGTCGAGTGGCGCCTCGACCAACTCCATCCCTCTCGATGTTCTGGGTGCATACTGGAATGCCGGCGACGTCGCTGATCCTCTGGAATTTGCCATCGTGATCGAGACCACGGCGGTTGGTGGCACCACGCCGACGTTCTCCGCTGCTGTTCAGGTGGCTCCGGACTCCGGGGCGTTCGCCGCGCCGGTCGCCATCGTTACCGAAGCGATTACCGGTGCTGGTCGCACCGTCCTGATCGTCGAACGTGACGACGTGATCAACGCCCTGGCGGGTGCCTTGGTCGGCTCGCTCCGCCTGTATCTCACCCTCGGTGGAACGTCTCCGACGATCACCTACACCGCCTACTGCGCACCTCTGCCGGGCATGTAAGCCGGCTGATCTAGGAAAGGGGGCCTCGTGCCTCCTTTTCGTCTTTGTCCCCCGACACCAGAAGGAAATGAACACATGGCTGTGGAAGAACATCGCGCCGAACCCCTGCCTCCCCCGAAGGTCGGGCACATCACCGTCTATGACAAAGAAGGCAAGCCGCATTCGCACTCGCGGCTGAACGCCAACGACCTCGTTCAGCATTGCGGATGGCATTATTCCGTCGCTCAGGCGCCGGGCGTCGCCACCCAGAAGGTCGTGGTTGTGGTTGCCAAGTCGGCAAAGCCTGTCGATCCGGAGAACGCTGAAGAGATTGACCTCAACAGCTTGACCGTGGACGAGTTGATCCCGTTCGCGAAGAAGCATTTCGATATGGACTTCGATCCGACCGACACGAAGGAAAAGATCATCGCGGCGATCGTTGAGGAACGGGGCGAGTAAGGGGCAACTGCCTGTGACTTGACTTTCGACCTGAGACATCGACGGCCTACCTTTCGGGGTGGGCCGTTTCCGTTTTACTTGACACGTGACAGCCTGGAAACTATCCGGAAAGCATCATTGATCGCCCCGGGAGGCTTACATGCAGTTGTTTCAAGTGTGGGACAAAAAGGGTGAACCGTTCGAGGTGCTTCCTGCCGTCGCAAAGAGGCTGATCATCACGGACGGGTGGAGCCCAACGGCACCAACCAAAACGGCTGAGACGTCTAGCGTTGTGTCGCCTGTCGTCGAGAAGACGCCAGAGCCCGAGCCCATTGTCCCCACCGTCATCCGCGTAGGCATCTAACATGCCTCCCCCCGATCCGTATCGGGGTGACGCGTCGTGGGCTTCGGTTCAGGCTTTCATGTCGTCGCCATCGTTCACCCTCCTTATCGAAACCGTCTCCAACAAGGCGGCGGAGAGTGCTGCACAACGTGTCGTTAATGAGACGTTCCGTGGCCTCGGACTCGATCTGGAAGATCGGGAAACCGTCCGATCGACCAGGGCGGCGTTCGAACATATCTACGATCAAGCTGTCGCGAAGAGGCAGCGCGCCGAGTTCTGGCGCAAGGGCATGATTCACGGCGCGATAAGCATCGCGGTGGCGTTCGTAGTTTCGATGTGGGGCGTTTACCATTCGTCAAATTAACGATAGGAATTCTATGAATTAACGTAGAATTGACGACATGTGATACGTGTTGTTACCGTGTCTGTGACAGGATCGGGATGTCAGACTGAAGTTGATGTCGAGTGCATTATGCAATTAGGTCGAGCATCAAATTATTTTTGACGGGAAACACCCTGTCATCTTATGTGATAATCAGGACACACCAAAGATTAGGTGAAGAACTTATTGTCACATATTAGCCATATAACGGTTCGACATCAGTTTGAAACCAATTATTATTGAAATATTTCACATTTCATTTCGGTCGGGTCTTCCTTTCACTGGATGAGGAGGCAAAGTAGGACAACGGTTCTACGCTCCGCAAGGCCTTACGACCTCTTAATGTGGCTGCTTGTATTTGATTGTAACAGGAGGCACGTCATTATGACTTTACGGGACGCACTGTTACCCTCCGATTTGTCGCCTGTTCGCGTCAGTCAGGCTTACATGTGAACCTTGACGCTCTTAATGGTTTATGAGAAAACTCCCGAACACGTGATCAGGGTGGTCACGGATACAAAAAGGGTGAGTGGTTTGGACGAGGGATGTGGCGAAAGTCTCCAGCAGGAGATTATCAAGGAAGCGTTCGAAATATCAGAAGAATCCCAGAGCGAATTGTCGCGCATGGCGGCAAACATTCTTGCGAGCAGGGCAAGAAAGCTCAGCATGCTCCTCCTCAAGTTCTCCGGAGGATTGCCGATATCCTGACCGGGTAGTCGGTGGTCACCTCTTCTGGAAAAAACAGGGCGCCTAGTAGGCGCCCTTTTCTTTTGCCATGTCAATGAGCCGTAAGGTCGGTTTCCTTGACGGCGTGTAAAGCAACCCTTACGACCTCGGTGATCCACTTTTGTCCCGGGGAGTAAACCATGGCCTACACGTTCGTGGTCGAAGACGGGTCAATGGTGCCCAATGCAAACAGTTACGTCGACGTCCAGACTGCGACAGACTACCTCGCGTCGAACATCCATGTCGCCGCGTCCTGGGCCTCGATCTCCACACTGAACCAGCAACAGCTTCTGTCATGGGCGACCCGGTATCTCGATCAGCGTGCGACCTGGAATGGCACACAGACCTCTTTGTATCTAGCCAATCCCGCCTATACGAACCTCGTTGATACATGGGCGTCGATACCGGCTCCAGGAACGGGAGTCCCGCAGCAATCGCTCCGCTGGCCTCGTAGTGGCGTATATGATGTCGACGGTAACCCCATAGAGAGCAACGTCATCCCGCCGGCATTGATTGCCGCAACCGTTGAGATGGCACGCTACCTAATCGTGAACGACCGTAGCTCGGAGCGTCCCCAAGACGGTCTGACCGAACTGAAGGCTGACACCATCACCTTGAAGTTCCTGCCGGACTACACACTCCCGATCGTCCCTACCGAGATCGGCTACATCATTCGAGGGCTTGGCACGATCGCCAGCGGGCGGACAAACTTCTCCAAGATTACGAGGGTCTGATGTCAGGCCCGGCAAACCAGTTCCGTGGGCTGATCCAGGGTCTCGTCCAAACCGCGTTCGTGATCCTCGGAGACGCGGCGGACGCGGTTGTCTACACGTCGGTTAGCGCGTCGGTTTACAACCCGGTAACAGGGACGACGACAGATACGACGACGGTCTATAACTTCAACGGCACTACCTCAAGGTTTGGATCGACTGAGGTTGACAATAAGGTCGTTATAGCCACTGACGCCAAGCTGCTCTGCTCCTACCTCGATCTACCGGTAACGCCAACCCCAGAGGACTATCTGACCGTCATCGGGAAGAACTGGAAGGTCCAGCGCGTCCTCGGGACCGTTGCGAATGCGTCCTGGACGATCCATATTCGAGAAATCTGATGGCGAACGTAACCAACAAGAGGAGTTTCCTGGCGACGCTTCAAGCTGCCAAAGGTGAGGCTGAGCGCCGGTTTGCTGAGAAGGTCAAGAACGTCATCTACACTCTGCACACTGAGATCGTTGAGCGAACGCCCGTCTGGTCTGGATCAGCTATCGCCAACTACCAATGGTCGGTCGGGATACCCGCTCTCGATTACATCGATCCGGTCGACAATGGACCACCCGGGCACACCAACGAGATGGAGATAGGAACTGAGCCTCGCCGTCCGCCAAACCTGGAACTGGCGAACGCATCTCTGTTGGCCCTGAACCTAAAGAACCCATACAAGATGTTTTGGTTGACCAACAATGACCCAGACATCATGGACATCGAAGACGGCGTGCTACCCCCTGAACCGCTCCGCATCCGCGCTGCCGAGGGAATGATTCGGGTCTCATTTGAATACGTTGTCGCGAAGCTCGCGGCTGGACAGTTGTAGGAGCAGACATGTCACTGGAAGCCATGCGACTGTGGGTCGAGACCAACGTGCAGACCGCGATGGCGAACGCGTATCCTGCGATCCCTGTCAAGTATGACAATGCGCGGTTCATACAGCCAGAGACCACTTGGACCTCGTTGCGACTGATCGATGGTAAGAGCTTCGGAACGAATCTTGGCAACCACAAAGTTGACCGGCACGTCGGGCTCATCCAGTTCGACGTCCTGGTTCCCGAGCACACAGGGACATCACAAGCCAACACGATCGCATCGTTCATCGGTGATTTCATGAAGAACCGGAAGATCGGACTGTCCGATGGATCGAGTGTTGTTCTACGTCAACCCGAATACAAGAACATAGGGCGGAACGAGGGGTTCTACCGCGTGATGTGCCGAGTTCCTTATTGGCGCGACGATCCATCTTCTTGACTGAGCCACGGCGCTCTTTTTCTTGACAGCTTAACTTACGCGCGATAGTCACACCGACATCGACCACGCCCTTGGGGCGTCCCAGTCCCTGTCAGGAGGCGGCGCCATGACGTTTTCGTCCACCAACCAAACGAACCTCCGACTGTTGTGGGAGACCCAATGGGGTCAGACCCAGTCGACTGGCATCACTCGTGAACTGAACATGACCAGCCATTCGCTGAGTCTCAAGAAGAACACGACCAAGTCGAACACGATCCGAGACGACCGCATGGTCTCCGACATCATCGAAACCGAAATGATGTCTGATGGTGGCATCAACTTTGAGTTTCAGGCCGGCGGACACGATGACCTGTTTCAGGCGTTCGTGCTTGGCACCTGGACTCGTCCGATGACGTTCGACTTCTGGAAAGGTGCAGGCGTGTCCTGGACCGCCGACAACATCATCTCGATCGTTGGTCCGACCGTCGTCGGCTACATCACGCCCGGTCGCCGGATGAAGGTTGCTGGGTTCGTCAATCCGGTGAACAACGGATTCTTCCAAATCGCGAGCGTTGCTTACGCAGGCGGTGCAACCAACATCACCTTCTCCACCACCACTTCCATCGTCGAAGCCGGCAACGCAAAGTCTGTCGTGAAGGATGCGAACGATGTCATCGTTCTGTCCAACACTGCGATCCGCGCCGGGACTGCCGGCGCGTCAGCGTTCGATAGCAACAGCACGAATGCGTTTGCGTCAGCCCTGGCTGTAGGCCAGTTGAACATCGGTCAGAAAATCCACGTCGAAGGCCTCGGCTACGACGTCGGCACCGTCACGTTCGCCGCTACCTGCGTCGCTGCCAGCACCATCACGGTGAATGACAGCCTCAACAGCTACACCTTCACTGCCGGCGTCGATTTCGCCATCGGCACGACTGCGACGCTGTCTGCGACCAACTTGGCCGCTGCCATCAACGCCGCCCGCATCAACGGCGTCGGTTCGGTCGGTGGGAGCACGCCAACTTATCTTGATGTGAACGCCTACGCCGCTGCTGGCGTGGTCAGCATCAAGAACCTAAATGTCACAGGCGGATCGCTCGCGAAGACCGAGCCCGCTTCTGGAACCAACATCACCCTCGGCGCCTTCGCTGGCGGCGACGCTACCCAGCACGGCATCTACACGATCGTGGCTGTGGGCTCCGACGTGTTGACTGTTACGCCGGCACCGACGACCAACGCGAACGCAGGCAGCATCGCTGTCACGATCCAGGGATCGATGCTCCGCAACCCGTCCTCGGTTGCCAACATCGTGCCGCAGTCTGCTTCTCTCGAAGCCGGCTTCGAAGACGTAGGTCAATACATGCTCCAGGACGGGCAGATGGTGAACAGCTTCAGCCTGTCGTTCAGCGCCTCCGCTGTTCTGACCGGTTCGTTCGAGTTCATGGGACGCGCTACCACCGTTGGAACCTCCACGGTCCTAGCCGGCGGCGCCTACACGGTTCTGGCTCCGGTGGAGACCGAGATCATGAATGCCACGACCGACGTCGGTCAGTTGATGAAGAACGGCTTGCCGCTGACCACCGCGATCAAGGAGATCAAGTTGGATGGGAAAGCCAACCTACGCAACCAGATGGCTGTGTCCAGCAAGTTCCCTGTCGGCATCGGCACCGGTCGGTTCGAGTTGACTGGCTCGGCTCAGTGCTACTTCGAGACGTGGGACCTTTTCAACAACTTCTTGAACCACGATACTGTGTCGTTGTCTTGGTCAGTCTTTGACAGCACTTTGAACTCGTATTACTTCACTCTGCCGGCGGTGAAGATTACTGCCGATCCTGTCAACTCAAAAGGAATCGACCAGGATGTGATGAATGACATTACTTTCGAGTCCTTCAGAGACGTCCAAACCCAGTGCATGATCCAGATCGATCGGTTTTCGAGTCTCGTGCCTGTCTAATGAGGCAACGTTCTTCGTATCGCTGGCGCCAGCGCGGCGCGCATTCGGTGTCGGGTCGAGTGCGCGCCATCTCTCTCTCCTGGTTTGAGTCATGAGAGCAGAAGACTGGGCTAAAGCGACCGAAGAGGATAAAGAAATAATCCGATCTAACAAGCGGGCATGGTATGCAAAAAGCAGAGCCGAAAGAACGGAAGAAGAGATAGCAGCAGATCGAAGATACGAGCGCATAAGAGTCGCTAGGTGGCGTAACGCTCTACCCGAAGACAAGAAAAACGAACTCACCAAGAAATCCAGTTCTTGGAGGGCAGCAAATCCAGAGAGACAGAAGAAGTCCTGGAAAAGTTGGTGGCTTAAAACCAACTATGGAATTACCATCGAAGACTATGACGAAATGGTGGAAGCGCAGGAGGGCAGGTGTCTCATCTGCATCGAACCAACCGACAAACTAGTCGTAGATCACGACCACGAAACCGGCAAAGTTCGCGGACTTCTTTGTTCCGCATGCAACACCGGAATAGGCCACCTGAAGGACAGCACCGAACGTCTCTTCAGCGCCATAGACTACCTGACTAAATCCCGACAATCCGACAACTCTGAGGTGCCACAACATGACTAAAAGTGCATTGTTTTCTCGCTTCCTGACCGACGACGACAAGGAACAGAATGGCGTTTGGATCGATTTTGGCGACGGCATCCGCGTCAAAGTCCGGCGCTTGAAGTCGAAGCGTTCGCTCGAAGTCCGCAAGGAACTGGAGAAGCCGTTCCTGGACCAAATCCGGCGCGGCCCTCTCCCATCCGACACCGCCGAGGAACTGTTGCTCCAGCAGATGTCTCGTGGGCTGATTGTGGATTGGGAAGGCATCGACCTCGGTGACGGCGAAGTGGTATCCTACTCGCCTGCTCGCGCATACGACGTGCTAAAAGCCCTCCCCGAATTCCGGGACTCCATCTTCTCGGTCTGCGTCGATGCTGACAACTACCGCGCCCAGATCGACGAGGACGCGGAAAAAAACTAACAGGATTCCTAGCGGCGTCGTTAAATCCCGTCGCCCAGGAATCGAAATGGCTACAGCAGCTTAGGAAAGAGAAGGGCATAAAGTCCAAGACGCTGGATGAGATACCCGAGTTATACGCGGACCTCATCTGGCTCTGGAACACCTTCCAACTCCTCTCCGAGACCCGCGAATACGGGTTCGGAGGCCCTCTCAGGTTTAAGCCTTCTGACATGAAGGCTGTCCTCGATATGAGAGGCGTGCGCGACGAAGACGATCTAGCGCTCGCCCTCAGAATTCTCCCAATCCTAGACGGCATCTGGATCGATGATCACTACCAGAACGCGGAGAGAAAGAAGAAGGCTAAAAAAGACAAGCCGAAGCCACCGGCACGGACTACCTACTAGCGGAGACTGTCATGGCTGAAGACAACTTACAACTTGGTATTGACGCATCCGGAGCAAAGGCCGGAAGCGACCAGTATGTGGGTGCGATCAACAAGATCGGCTCCGCCGTCGAACGCCTGGACAAGTCGACCGACGCCGCATTCACCCGGATCAAAGGTCGTCTTGCTGGTCTTGACTTCAGCAAAGCAGCCCGGGATGTGTCCGCGATCGGATCGATGAAGGTAGACGCCAGCCTGTCCACCAGTCTTGGCGCCCTCGGGCGGGCTCTCGGCTCTTTCCGCGTCCCAACCGCACAGACGTCAGCGAACCTGCATGCCTTCACCAAAGCTCTCGGGGGATTTCACAACCCGTCCGCCGATCCCGCCAAGCTGACGGCGCTGTCGGCATCCATCCACAACTTCAAAGCGCCAAGCGCTCAACAGTCATCCAATCTGTCGGCGTTCGTCCACACACTGAACAGCATCAAGATCACGGCTGACATCCCTCGTATCGTTGCTCAGCTTTCCCAGATCACCCAGGCGGCGAACGATGCACGCAATGCGCTTGCCGGTGTCAGGGCTCTCCGAGGCAGCGCGCCACGTGCTGGTGGCTCTGGCTCTGGCGGCGGCGGCGGTGGCGGGCGAGGCTACGGCGGCGGAAACTACGGACCACGCTCCAGCATCGTCACAGGCCCATACGATGGCGTATTCTCTGGACACAACCGGGCGACCGGAGAACTGCGTGGTTTGGAGAACGTCGCCAATCCATCCTTCCAGGCGGCGTCAGTCCTACGCACGATGATCCCAGCCCTGACCACAGGTGAGATGTTTCGCTCGCTCTATGAAGAGGGCGCCAAGCTGACGGCGTTCCAACATATCTTGGAAATCGCCACGACTGTCCCAGGAAGCGCAATCGCCAGTCAGCAAAGCCTTACCGACAACATGAAGTTTGCGTCGACGGTCGCTGACAGATACGGGCTCAGCCTAGACACCGTCCGCACCAGCTACGCCTCGTTTGCTGCTGCGTCACACATGGCGGGGTATTCACTCGGGTCCACGCAGAAGGCCTTCGAAGGTTTTGCCTCTTCGCTCCGTGCCGTGGGCGCCTCAGATGAAGGCGCGCGTCAGGTCTTCCGTGCCATCGACACCAGCCTGTCGCAGAACAACGTGAGCGCCATTCAGCTTCATCGGCAGATCGATCCGATCCTGCCCGGGTTCCAAAACGACCTAGCCAAGATCGTGTATATGGCTCAGCACAAAATGACCGACGATTCCAAGGTCGTAGGAAAGACGTTGGAGACTGCCCAGGCCGAGCTAACGGTCGCGCTGAAGAAGGGGATGGTTCGCCCCGAGGCGCTATTTCAGGCCGGCACTCTCTACGCGAAGGACACGGCTTCGGGCTTGGCGACAGCGTTGAATTCGCCAGTTGCCGCACTCAACCGCTTCAAGGGAGAGTGGACGAAAACGCTGGATTTGATGAATGCGAACGGCGTTTGGGACGCCATGGGTAAGGAGATCAACCGGCTCACCGATCTACTGAAGCAAGACAACATGCAGGACATGTTCAAGCGGATCGCCGGAGATGTTGCTGACACCCTGCACGTCATGGGCGATGCCGCTGAGTGGGCTGCGAACCATATCGATTTGGTCACGACGGCATTCAAGGCATTCTTGGTCCTCGGCGCGATTGAGTCTGTGAGTCGTCTGGGCAGTGCGTTCAGCAGCACTGGAGCTTTGATCGGAAACATCATTTCCCCGATCACCAGGGCAGCGACCGCCATGAAAAGCTTAGCGGCTGCTCAGCTTGCCATGAGCGCCGCCAAGGCAGCGTCCAGCGCTGCCAGCTTGGCGAGCCCTTGGGCGGCTGGAGCGGGGGAGCAGATTGCCAACGGGTGGACACTCGCGGAGGCGGAAGCCGCTTCTGCCGCTGCTTCGACTGCGACCGTCAGCCGGCTATCGATCGTCGGTGCTGCTATCGGGGGGTTGGCGGAAGGCGCTGCTGCGTTCGCTACGAGCTTCGCTGGGATCGCACTAGCGATTGCTGCGCCGCTCGCCGGAGTGGCGACTGTGCTCTACGAGGGGCAGGATGAGGTCCTCCAGTTCCAACACACGAACGCAACGGTCGCCGATGTTATCCGAGATCAGTGGATCGATTTCAAGGCGTCGTTCTCTCAAATCATGGACTCCATCGGGACCACGTTCAAGAGCACGTGGGAAGGCATGGCGAGTGTTGCTCATTCTATGGGCGTCAACATCAAGGGCGATACAACGACCTGGGCTGAATACACGTTGCATAAGCTGTTTGATCTGAAGGCCGCTGCGATCAATCAGGGCAACAATGTTATGCACAATCCGCTGGCGTCGATCTTTCCTGGATTTCATTTTCCAGGGCAGAGCGCCGCACCGCAAGTCACCGGAGACGAACTTTACGCACAGAGCATTGCGAATGCGAATAAGCGCAAGGCTGCGGAGCAACAGGATAAGAACGACTCCCTCATGAACGGGCGCGGCGGGGCCTATTATAATTCTGATGCCTTCATGGCTGGCGTCCCGAAGCCGACGCTCGGTGAGCCCAAACCAACCAAAGGAAAGACCGACGCTGAAAAAGCCCAAGACAAACTCGACTCCGTGTTCAAGTCGCTGACCCCGGAATACGCTCTGATCGAGCGCTACGAAGAAGAGATCGCGGCGATCAAGGACGCACAGGCGAAAGGCGTTCATTCGAAAGGCGCGTTGGCTCTCGCTTCTAAGATGCCGGGTGGAGAAAATGGAGACCAAGGCAAAGCCTTCCTGAAGGATGAGTATGCCAAAGCGACACAAGCTGCCACCGACAAGGTGATGGAAGCGACGCATGCTGTCACGCCTTATGATAAAGCGTTGCGTGAACTCGCCATTACTGAGTCTGGGCTAACAGCCAATGTTCTGCTTCACAACATAACCCAAGAGCAGATGAACCAGAAGATGGCTGTTGCCAGAGAGAGCTACAACAAAGTCCTCCAACCAGCACAAGAATACGGCAAAGCCCTAGACAAGGAAGCTCAGCTACTGGGCATGGGCTCTCGTCAGCGTGAAGTTTACACCAAGCTTCTTGAGATGGAGAAGAAGGCAAAGGAAGACAATCCTGGCAAAGGGATGGACGATGCTGAGATTGCTGCCCTCAAAGCCAAACTCGAACTCAACCAGAAACTCCAGGAGGCGTCTGCCAACCAGAACGTCGGGCTGCAAGCGTGGGCGAATTCGTTCCAGGATTTGAATACAGAACTTGGCAAGGTCGAGCAAAAAATTGCTGGTGATCTGACAGACGCCATCACGAAGTTTCTCGAAGCCCCGAAGGATTTCATGAAGAAGGGTGGCTGGATGGAGATGGGCAAGCAGATGGAGAATACCGTTCTGCACACCATGGTCCAGGACAGCGTGCGGGGAGGGACAGATTTCCTTGGGCTGACCGGAGGCAAGGATGCGGACCCCCATGGCAGCACGGTTCTAGGGCCGATCGCCCAAATGCTTGGAATCGTTCCCAAGACCGGTGCAGGCGGCGCAGCGCAGGGGATCGGATACGACGCATCCTTGAAGAAAATGATGACGCCAGATGAGAGCGCGCTTCAAGTCGTTATCGTTGGTGGTTCCGGCAGAATGGGAGCTACCAGTGGAGACCCTGGAGTAGCCGGGAGCACTATCGGGAGCAAATCAGGCGGAGATTATGCCGGTTCTAATGGCTCAGCTACTGACGGCACAAGCGGGTCTTATAGCGACCCTAACTCGTCCGGGTATGTAGATTCCGGAAGATGGGATTTGCCGGGCAGCGCAACCGGCGGAAATAGCGCAGGAACTGGTTCTACTGGCGGATCATCCGGTGGCTCTCGCGGAGATTCCTCGGCGTTGGGTGGGGTAGGGGGAGCCTTGTCCTACGCTCAGCAGCACGGCGTCGGCGGACCAGGAGCAAGCGCTCTATCGTCCGCAATGCCTCTTGCAGGACTCTTCAAATCGGAAGGATTGCTTGGATCGAATGGTGAACTATTTGGAAAGTCAGGCTTGTTTGGGTCGGAGGGGACCTTTAGTTCCGGCGGCGCACTTGGGTCGAACGGATCGCTCTTCGGATCGGCAGGACTGTTCGGGTCCGCTGGGCCGATCCGAGGTGATGAATCCATGTTTGGCGCTGGAGGAGATCAAGGAAGCTGGTTCGATAATACGTTCGGATCGACGAGTTTCCTTGGCTCAAATGGTGGACTGATGAATGCGTTCGGCATGGGAACAGGCGTAGTTCCCGGCGTGGATAATGGAACTTGGGATACGATGGGGGCTGCTTCTAGTTCTTCTCTTGATGCCCTCAGTAATATGGGAGGAGAAGCTGCTGCGGCGTCTGAAGGGAGCGCTTTAACCAATCTAGGCCTTTACTCAGAAGGAGGGTATGCCGGGCAACCTGTAAACAAAGGCTCTATGTCCTACGGCGCATGGCAGGGCAAAGCCGTGCCTCACTACGCAGAAGGTGTCCAAAACACGTCTGGTGGTATCCCGTCTGTCCTGCACCCGAACGAAGCAGTCATTCCACTTTCTCGTGGACGAAAAATTCCGATCGAAATGCCAGGAGGAGGTGGACAAGGCGGGTCAGGCCCTGTAAACGTGCATTTCAACGTAAGCACACCTGACGCTGACTCCTTCAGAGCATCAGAAGGTCAAATCCATACCTCGCTGGGTAATTCAATCCAACGCGCAGTTAAGCGAAACGGACCATGATGCAATGACAACTACCAGCACCTTTGTCGAGACCCAGTTTCCTCCAGACATCTCCTATGGATCGTCTGGCGGCTCTGGCTTCAGCACGACCGTGTTTACGACCGAGGGCGGGTGGGAACAGAGGAACATTAACTGGTCGATGACCAGGGCCGAATACGATGTGTCTCAGGGCATCAAGTCCAGATCAGACATGGACGTGCTGGTCCAGTTCTTTATGGCGATGAAAGGTAAAGCCTACGCCTTCCGCTTCAAAGACTGGGCAGATTACTATATCGCCAACCAGGAACTAGCGGTAGGAGATGGAACTACTACGGCATTCCAGTTGATCAAGGTCTACACTGATCCTCTAGGATTATCCTCATTCACGAGGACAATCGCAAAGCCAGTCACCGGGACCCTAACGACTGTCCTTATTGCCGGTGTCCCTACCACAGCGTTCACAGTCGACTACACGACAGGAATGTTCACCTTCGCTACGGCGCCAGCGGCGACACATCCGATCGTCGTAAGCTATATCGAATTCGATACACCAGTTCGGTTCGACATCGACAAGCTGAACGTTCGTCAGGATTTCTGGGAAGTAGAGTCCTGGGAAGGCATTAGACTGATCGAGGTGCGGATATGAAAGCAATAACCACCAACTTGATGAATCATATCCACCAGGATGTGACGACCCTAGCGTCATGCTGGCTGGTCACGCGAACGGACGGTAAGGTGTTTGCTTTCACCGATCACGATAAACCGCTGCTCGTCAATGGTGTAATCTACGAGGCATCCAGTGCATACTTACGGACGGCGCTGAAGTCAGACCAGACATTGTCGGTCGACAACATGGACGTGACAGGCATCTTGGACTCCGGTGCGATTTCCGACGCAGACCTCAAGTCAGGCCGGTATGATTATGCCCAGGTCCAACTGTTTCTGGTGAACTGGGCCGATCTGTCTCAAGGCATCTTGAAGATGCGATCGGGGACCTTTGGCGAGTCCGTCTGGACGCCCACCGGGACATTCAGAGCCGAATTGCGCGGTTTGACGCAAGCTTTGATTACGGACGTCACCAAAAGTTACCTTCCGCTATGCCGTGCTGACTTGGGTGATTCCAAATGTAAAATACCGCTTGCTCCAGCGAAGTGGGCGCCAGACACTCCGGTCGTTGCCTCCGCTCAGTCAGTCACTGTAGTCAGTGAGTTGGGAGGTGTAAGTTCCACTTCTACAGGCCTGCTTGGAGTTATACTCGCGGCTCTTAATAGTTCTGGCGCCAATGTTAACTCAATTACATTCGTCTCCGACGCGTCGTCTGTTTCAGACCCGGCAGCTACTGATGATTTGCATGCACTGGCAGTTTATACTTGCACCACAGGCGGGACGACTGGAGCGACGCCTCCAACCTTCAATCCGACCGTAGGAGCGACAACCACAGAGACTACAGGTGTCGTATGGACATCGATCACCCCGCTGCGTGGCGTCGGAACCGTGACATCAGCCTCGGCGAAAAACACATTCGTAGCTGCTGGTGTTTCTGTCCCGGCAACCCCGGAAGGGTCATTGGCTACCGTAACCTTCACTCAGACGGCTGTTGTCCCAACCTACACGATAGTCCTTACGATCGGATCACAGACGGTCGGATGGACGCTGCCAACAACCTACAATACGAGCGATCAGGTCAAATGGTTGGCGAATGCCATCAACGCAGCAAACAACGCCGGGCAGATTGCCGCCACCGCGATCATGGCGTTCAGCGCTACGAACCTTCATTCAGTGGTGATCCAGAAGGTCAACAACGCCGACAGCGGAAACGTCGTTGTGGACAACGACAATATCAACCAAGTGCAGATCACTAATTTCTCAGGATCGAACGTTGTAGGTTCCCCGTATATGGCTGGCGGACTTGTAACGTGGGTAACTGGACTGAACACCGGATTGTCGATGGAGATGAAAGACTACACGCCAGAGACTGGAGTCCTTGATCTGTATCTGAATATGCCTTTCGCTATTAGCGTAGGCGACAAGTTTTATTGGCAACCCGGGTGTGACAAGACCCGAAAGACTTGTTACTTCCAATATAATAACATCCTCAACTTTCGAGGAGAACCAGACGTCCCTGGTCAGGACGTCATGCTGACTTATCCGGACGCCTCGTCATGAAGCGCGCTGATGTTGTCGCCGAGGCTAGAAGCTGGCTCGCTGTCCCTTGGGTCCATCAAGGGCGCACACGGAGTGGCGTGGATTGCATTGGTCTCGTTGTGGTCGTGGGGAGAACCTTCGAGGTGCCTCACGAAGATCGCGTGGACTATGCCAGGGTTCCGATCGGCAACGCCATGCTGAACCACCTTAGACGTTTCTTGACACCTGTGTCTGGCGTGTTAACGCCAGACGGAACGGTCGGAATATTCCGCCAAAGCGTCTACGGATGCCATGTGGGGATTTTCTCCACCATCAACGGCGTTCCTCACATCATCCATTCTCGGGCTGATCGTAAGAAGGTAGTCGAAGAGCGTTTCAAAGACGGGGAGCTAGGGATGAACCTGCTCGAAGTGTTGGCCTTCCCAGGCTTGGAGGAATAATGGCTCAATTAGCATGCGGAGTCATTGGCGGCGTAATCGGAACGTATTTCGGAATGCCCCAGCTTGGCTTCATGGCTGGGTCGTTAGTTGGTGGACTTCTTTTTCCATCGAACCCTCCGGCTTCCGCGACGTATCCCAAGATAACAGCGTCGACTTACGGCGTCCCTATCAACGTGCTTTATGGAACCATGCGCCTCCAGGGGAACATGATCTTCTGTGACAACATTTATACGAAGAAAGGGTCAACCGGCAAAGGCAGTATGATGGGCGGGTCGTCTTCGACTCCCATTTCCCGCGTTGATTTCGCTGTCGCCTTCTGTGAAGGGCCTGTCACAAACATCACCCGCATGTGGGCAGATGGCATCTTGATATACGATGTGACGAACCCGTCGTTGGTTGCGGAGACCGTCAAAACCAACTTCTTCTTCTATAATGGCAGCGAAGATCAGATGCCTGATCCGATGATCGCTGAGTGGGTTGGAACCAACGTGCCGGCGTCGCCTCTTGCCTGCCCAGCGTATCGTGGACTGTGCTACGCCCTATTCCCTGGCTTCACGATCACCAACTTCGGCAATCGCATCCCCAACATAACAGCAGAACTCACGAATGCTGCTGTGTCAGATTGTCCGAACATTCAACTTACGCCGATTACGAGTGGTCCGTTTACACAACTCGGTTCCAACGATATTGACATTGTGGCAGTCGACTGGGTCACTCAGCGGATGTTCCGTGTAGGCTATGACGCAGGACAGCCAGGGATACGAGCTTATTCGTTGGTGAACAATGCTGAATATCAGCAAGCGATCAATCTTGACGTAGGGGGAACTTTAGCAGTCGGACAAGGAGGGTATCTCTACACCTCTGGAGGAAGCGCAGGAAACTCATACGCTAAAATCGATACCAACACTCTGGAATCGATCATTTCTGTTGCTACCCCCACGACTTACGATATTCTGCATAACACAGGCAACCAAGTTTATTTCCCCGCTTCTCAAATCTGTGTTCAACAGGTTACGACGAATAACGGGAGCAAAGACATCCTGTTTTGCATCGAATCGTCAACTCCATGGGCTGGCGGTTACGTGATCATGACTGACCAACTTGAGGGGCTGATCGGACCCGAATCGAACCTAGCCAACGCCCCTCCACTTCCTTATGGTTACCCATACGGAAATACTGCGGCAGTGGCGGGATCAGTTAATACTTCCTATTCCGATGTATTTGTTGCAAATATGGATGGCTCTGGCGGGACTAACGTTATAGTCTTGAAGATGTCTATTGCCGCCATTATAGATAAAACTGATATTATTTCTCAGATACTTGAGACTTCTGGATTTTACACTTTCGCTCTGGACGTCAACACGGTAGTCCAGTTGGATCGATCGGCCTTCACGCCTGGGACAACAGAGGTCGGTGGGTCATGCTCGATAGCCTACGACAAAACCGATGGAAATCTTATCGTAACAGCTTTCAGCGGCACCGTTAAGGTCAATTCAACAACAGGTGCGATTATTTGGAGAGTAGCGGGTGGCGTTGGGATCGGCCCGCAAACAAACTTGACTTCCGGACAAGTCGGGTTTCGGACTAACGTGGCTCAAGAGCAGTTTACCACTCTTAACACGCGAACCGGTGCTGTAACTCTACAGCAGAACTTAACCACTGGAGCGACTCCCGACGCGAATGCTGCGATGATATATGATGGCGCCTCAAATTCTATTATATGCGCTAATCAAGACGTCAGCTTTTCTCGTATTTACCTCGGGCTTACGACAGGGGTCACCTACCCGCTGTCTGATATCGTCTCGGATATTGTGGGAACCCGGTGTGGACTCACCCCCTCACAAATCGACACGAGCCTCCTAGAGAACACAACTGCTGGCTTCGCCATCACGCGGGTCACGACCGGGAAAGACGTGCTGGCGTCGCTCGCTCAGGCGTATTTCTTTGACGTCATCGAATCCGATTTCACGCTGAAGTTCGTCCCGAAGGGGACAACATCGATCGCAACGATCCCGCAGGCTGACCTTGGCTCGGCTGTCAAGCCGGAGGACGGCAATTTCTGGAAGAAGACCCGATCGCAGGCGATCGATCTGCCAACCTACATTCAGGTCAACTTTATCGACCTGGACAACGACTACCTCCCGAACGCTGGATTTGCAAAGCGACACAACGCACCTGTCGCCACCGTCTACAGCAAGCAGAGGCTGATCGTTGACATCCCGGTCGCCATGCATCTGACGGATGCAAACACCGTAGCGTCGACATGGTTGTGGACCCTTTGGACGGAGGTGGATCACTATGACACTTCCCTCGGATGGCAATATCTGTATCTCGACCCGTCCGACACGATCTCTGTCAATCTAGACAGTGGGGACTCCTATAATGTTCGCATCTCTCAGATAAATACAGGTGCTGATTATTCTCTCAAACTAGAAGCAGTTGGAGAAGACTCTCAGACATACACGCAGAACACCACACTAACTAATGTGCCTTCTCCTTACGTTAAGGTGGTTCCTCAGAACTCCTACGCCCGTCCGTTCTTGCTAAATGTTCCATTGCTAAGAACATTTGACGATACAGGAGGGACGGCTTCTCGTATATACTATGGCGCTGGGGCGTTCACGGTTAACTGGGCCGGAGGAGAGCTAAACGATTCTACTGACGGAGAGACTTTCTCTCCGTTCGACTATATTTCGACATCCGTTACGTGGGGAACAGTTATCGGCACTCTGGGAAATACAAAACTTCCGTTCAGCACTGACAACGTGAATACCCTCAAGGTTGCCATGGTCGTCCAGAACACGACGCTATCCTCTGCTGCCTTTTTAGACTTCATGAATGGCGCCAACGCTGCGCTGGTGGGTTCGGAAATAATTCAGTTCCAGAACGTCACGACTAACAGTGATGGGACCCTCACACTGAGCACATTGCTCCGGGGCAGGCAGGGGACCGAATGGGCTTGTTGCACACATGTGCCTGGGGAGACTTTGATCTTCTTGGATACGAACCTACATCTCAATACGATCCCACTCAGCCAGATCGGCGACGTCCAATATGACAAGCTCGTCCCGAATGGGACCTTCCTAGACGCCGCTCCGATGACGTCGGTGACCTACCTTGGGTATGATCTGAAGCCATACGCTCCGGTGAACTTCTCCCGCGAGCCAAGCGGAAGCGACGTCGCTATCTCATGGTCTCGTCGGTCTCGGTTTGATTCTGACCTCGAAGATGGGACCGGCACCGTCCCACTTGCCGAGCAGTCTGAGTCCTATGATGCCTACATCCTCGCCGCGCCATACAACCCGGCGACGGCAAACTACGCGACTCCAGCGTCTGCTGCGATCGTTCGCTCGTTCCTCGGCCTGACCTCGCCGATGTTGACCTACACAGCAGCGGAGATGGGAACGGACTCCTTCTCACCCAGCGTATCCACGTTGCACATTGTCGTCTTCCAGAATTCGGCGGCAATCGGACATGGCTGGCCTGGGGCTGCGGACCTCGCCGCTTTTTAGCGCACCACGGCGTCATTATCATTGACACCACCGTAAGCCATACCTACCTGTGACGAAATCTCTCGTCTGATCGGATCGGATTTCAATGCCAGTAACGCCAATCCTCAGTCTCCCCCAGGTCGCCTCGAATCAGAACCAGAAAGAGGTGACGATCAACGACGCCTTCTTGGCGCTGGAGAATGCCGGCAACGCTGAACTTTCGGTAGCTTTCACAGCGAATGCCGCGACGCTAACGCTGCTTCAGTTCGGTGAGGCGGTCACCTTCCTGATGGGTGCGCTCTCAGGCGCCGGGACACTAACGATCCCGTTGGTGACACGACTGTTCATCATCGACAACACAGCGAACGGGACATACCCCGTAACGGTTGGCGGAACTACTGGAGCCGCTGTCTTCGTCGGCGCCGGCACCATCATCCTGCTCTACTGCGACGGCACCAATACGAAGGCCATCTCTGCTCCAGGGAGCGGTGGTGGGTCAGGCGGTGTTACAGCCTTCAATACACGCACTGGACCCATCACGCTTACTGAGAGTGATGTGGCGACCGCGCTTGGGTTTGTCCCGATCTCGTCGACGCAGGCTGTGACCCAGCTAGTCATTGGCACAGGGCTGAACGGCGGAACTATCACAACCACTGGATCGATCAGTCTGGCGCCGATCGCGCCGAACTCGATCATGGCAAATACAGGGACCGGATCAGCCGCTCCTTCCGGAATGATCATTGGACCCAGCTTCACGATCACCGGGGGAAACACCCTGGCGATTGCGGGCGGTCCTGGCCTCGGAACGGTGACTGACTTGGTCGCTGGCGGAGGGCTTGATGGCGGCTCGATCACGAACGTTGGGACTGTCTCCATTCATGGTGTCGGGACCGCGACGGTTGGTCAGATTATGGAATCTGACGGCGCGGGCAGTGTTGTTTGGAAGACATCGGTGCCGGCTGCGTCTGGGGAACTGCTAGGCGGGTCAGGGACCATCGGCATGGCCTCGGGCATAACCATCGGAGCCAATCTCACCCTGGCTGCTGGCACGCTCGCCCTTGATGCTATCCTGACGGGGGAGACCCTAGCCGGCGCGACCCTGACCGGCGTCCTTACCAACTCGGGGACGATCGTCGGCGGATCAATCACTGGGCTTTCGACGCCTGTCGGCGCATCCGATGCAGCAACCAAAGGATACGTCGACGGCGCCATCCAAGGCCTGACGATCAAGCCGTCTGCTGCCGTAGCGACAACCGCCGCGTTGCCGACGAACGTGTATAACAATGGGTCGTCAGGAGTCGGTGCCACGCTGACGGCATCGGCTGCTGGCACCCTTTTAGTTGACAGCTACGCACCTCCCGTTGGTGTCCGGGTCATCGTCAAGAACGAAGCTACAGGTGCAAACAACGGACTCTACATTGTCACGCAGGCTGGGTCCGTCTCGACCCCCTGGGTGCTGACACGCGATACGTCCATGCAGTCGTCCGCCGAGTTTGAAGGCGCTTTCGTCGCCGTCGAACAATATGGAGCATCACTCGCAAACTCTCTGTGGCTCTGCACTGCTACCGGCACCGTCACCATAGGGACGACCGCGATCGGTTGGACCCAACTCAATAGCTCGACAGGCGCAGCGGCAGGCACGGGACTCGTCGTCAGCGGTAGCACGATCAGCTTGGCGCCGATCCCTGCCGGGTCCTTCTTGGCAAACACGGGGACGGCGAGCGCAGCGCCCGGCGCCCTCGTGATCGGGGCAGGCTTCTCCATCTCTGGTGGAACGTTCAACGCCACCGGCATGCAATCTCTGGCGATGGAGAGCGGTGGCGTCGGCATTGGATCGACGACTACACTGAATGCTGGGCCTGGGATCACGGTGGGGATCACCTCTGGAGTGGCGACGATCTCCGCTCCGGGAAACGGAACGATCACTGAGGTTTACACAGGCGCTGGGTTGACCGGAGGACCAATCACCACCACCGGCACGGTTGCTCTTGCTCCTGTCGCTGCTGGAGACCTGTTGGCGAACTTGGGAACTGTCTCTAGCGTCCCAACCGGCGTCTCTCCTTCCGCACTCCTAGACAGCGCCTTCGGAGCGAACCAGGGCGCTATCCTGTATCGCTCCGCGACCGCCTGGGCGGAGATCACTCTTGGCACCGTTGGGCAGGTTCTCGAAGCTCAGACAGGGACTCCAGCCTGGGTAACGGCAATCCCTGGTGCAAGCACCTCCGTCCTGCTCGGCGCCTCTGGCACTGTCGGCGTGGCTGGGACGGTGGCGATCGGATCAGGTCTTGGCCTCGCCACAGGCATCCTGTCTCTCGGGACTGCTACTGTTGGAGGAATTCTTGCCAACCTAGGCACTGTCGGTGCTATTCCAACTCCTCAGTCTGCTTCGTCGATCTTGGATTTTGCATTCGGGACTTCGGTCGGAGGCGTTCTGTATCGAGGCAGCACAGGCTGGACAGCGCTCGGAGCGGGAACTTCTGGTGAAGTTCTTATGCAAGGAACTACGTTACCATTCTGGGGCACGCCAACAGGAATCACCGTCCCGGGCTCTGGCATCGTCTATTCTACCGGCACCGCCCTGGCTGATCTCACCCTCGGGTCGAACCTCGGGTTCTCCACAGGGACGTTAACTCTTTCTGGCGTCGAACTGTCAACTAACAAAGGTGCAAACAACGGTTACGCTGGTCTGGATTCGAGCGGACGCGTCCCGCTCGCTCAGCTTCCATCGTCACTTGGTGAGGCGATGGTATGGGCCGGAGTCTGGAATGCCTCGACAAACTCGCCCACGTTGGTGAGCGGCGCAGGATCGAACGGAGCGACCTACACCGTGTCGGTCGCCGGCACGACGACTCTCGACACGATCTCTTCCTGGGATGTGGGTGATAAGGCTTCATTCGACGGGACTGACGGAGTGTGGCGCAAGATCGACGGCTTAGGCAGTGAAGTGCTATCAGTCGCCGGTAGAACCGGGCCGGTTACGCTCACCTATTCTGACATCGGCGGACTGAACGGTATTGCCTCGCAATCAATCCCTTCCGCTGGGATGGTGTATTCGAATGGCAGTCTCTTAGCGACCCTCACCCTCGGATCGAATCTCTCCTACGCGTCTGGGACGTTGAGTCTGACTGGGCTGAATGGCATCTCCACTCAAACGGTGCCGGCGTCTGGATTGGTTTATTCGAACGGAACGATCCTATCTGCCGTCACTCTCGGAGCCGGAGTTACGTTCTCTTCGGGAACAATTGACATCGAAACGTCAGCGAAGATCAGAACGATACCGTTTCCGATCGTCGGCGTCCCCGCTGGTGGTCAAGATATGATCATCGTGGTTACGCAGGGTGGCACGCTGTTAGCCAACGGTGGCGCTCCGAAGGCGCGGGTCAAAGTCAACCCGACCGCGACGAACACGTTGATCCTCTACACGGACGTTGCCGGAACGATAACGAACCAAGGCACGATCAGCATCAGCACGGCAGGGGTTGTGACGTGGCCTACCTTCTCCGCTGTTGCCCTGTCGGCTGGTGACTCGATCGAGATCATAAACCAAGCGACGGCAGACGCTACGTTTGCCAATTCCTGTCTTTCCCTCCAGTATCAGGTGACATGAGTCAGCGTTTCCTGGGCGCGGAAATGTTTTGAGCCACTTTCACATTACTTGACGCGTCAGCCAAAAAGACGATGTTAAGCAAACCTATCACCCCGATTGAGGAGAATACCCATGTCCGAAACTCAGACCGCGACGGTCGCCGTTGCGACTGCCGCTGCTCCGACCGCAACGACCCTGTCCGGCGAACTGAAGGCGGCTGTCGTCGCTGCGGCGGCTGCTCACCTTGCCAAGGTGACATCCGATGTCACCAAGCTGAACGTGGCGATGGACACTGACCTGACCTCCGTCGTGACCGAACTCAAGGCTGACGTCGAGAGCGATTACACGAAGGCTGTGGCTGACATCAAGGCCGAACTCTCCCGCCTGAAGGCTGATGTCCCGACGACGCTCGCCGGCAAGATCGTTGCGGGTGTGCTCGCGGCTTCGGCGCTCTCGTCCGCTGTGGCTCTGGTTGGGCATTTCGTGTTCCACGCGTTCTAAGCAGTGGTGGCAGGAAATGAGTATCCTGGATGCCGTTGAGTCGGTTTTCGAGCCGACTCCTAAAGCTCCTGATGTAGCTCCGCCTGTTGTGGTTCCCCCGCAACAGGCGGTTGCTCCTGATCTGTTTCTTGCTGCGATCGATGCTACTGCTCCACGTCTCGGAGTGCATGCGGCTGAGTGGGCGAGTGCGCTAGAGCCTTGGATGACGAAGGAAGGCATCGTCTCACCGAGGCAGAAAGCTGCTTTTTTGGGGCAGATCGATGTTGAGAGCGCCCTATTCACGTCGACCGTCGAGAACCTCAATTACACAGCCGTTCGCCTATGCCAAGTTTGGCCTGGGCTGTTTCCGACTCTCGCGTCTGCCGCACCCTGCGTCGGCAATCCCCAAGCTCTGGCTGACCGCGTCTATGCTGGCCGGTATGGAAACGGCAACGCAGCCAGCGGCGATGGCTGGCTCTACCGTGGCGGTGGGCTTATCCAACTCACCTTCGAATCCAACTACGCCGCATTCGGTAAAACGTTCGGAAAGACGCCGGAAGAAGCAGCGGAGTGGGTCCACACGACCAAGGACGGCGCTGCCGCCTCTGCCTGTTGGTTCTGGTCGGCGCACCACCTGAACGATGACGCAGACAATTGGAACATCGACGGCATCACGCACGTCGTTAATGGTGGATACCTTGGTGCCGCTCAACGCCTGAATATGTCAACCATCGCCTTGAGAGCTTTGGGGGGATCATGAAACTCTTCACCGCCCTAGCGAACACAAGCCAAGACACGCGCCACGCGTTTTTCGTCTGGGGACTCACTGTCTCTTGCTACGCTGGCATCATGGCTGCGCTGCTCCTTCGCCAGGGCGAGTTAGCCGGAAAGGTCGTGGACGCACTGAGTGGAATCATGGAGGTGGTCGTCTGCACCTATCTAGGAGTCGACTGCGTGCATCGATCTGGGATGCTTGGCGCCATCGGTGATCGATTCAAGGCATCTGACGCTGATCAACCTCCCTCGCCTACACAGTGAGGACAGCCGCATGCTTAGCACCTTACTCAGTTTCATCCCTGGTGTCGGCCCAATCCTAGCGGCTGGGACGAGCTTGTTCAGCAATTGGAAGCTAATGCTCGGGATCGCAGGGGCGGTCGCTCTAGGTGTGTTCGTCTGGTCCTGGGACTCCAGAGGAAAGCAGATCGACAGCCTAGAAGAGTCCGTCGCGACACTGAACGCAAACCTCACCGACGCCAAGCGGATGCTGGACCTGGAGAAACAGGCGAGCGTCGTTGCGACGAACCGGATCACCGACGCCGCAAACCAACAGATCGCGATCGACCATATAACCCAGGAGGCGCAAAATGCCGATCCTTCCGAAGACGGCCCCGTTGCTCCTGTCCTGCGCGCTACTCTTGACGCTCTTGCAGGGCTGCGGAAGCCAACCACCGGTAACAAATGACGTCACGATGGTGGCGCCGATCCCGGCGTCACTGCTGACCTGTCAGGACGCTCCAGAGGTTCCTGATAAGACTGCGACACAGAAGAGCGTGTCGGTCTTCGTAGCCACGCTGTGGAGAGCCTGGGACGATTGTTCCAAGAACCTCGGCGCGGTGAGCGGGCTTCTGACGCAAGAGAACAAGGAGGTTAATTCGAAATGAGCACCACATCGATCGCCACTGCTGTCTATTACGGGATCATGATAGCGGCGGTGTTTCTCCAGCTTCATTGACGCGGCTGTCTGTCGATGGCATTCTTACGCCGCCCCGTTCTAGGCTCGCGACCTCGTTAGTCGCGAGTCGGGGTGACTCTCTCGTGCCACAGACGTCCGGCCCTAGACCATCAATCCTGGGTCGGACGTCGCCACGTTTCCCGGTTGATACGCGTATCCGTATAAGGTTGTTTGATACGCACCCGCGTATCAGTCTTCATCGTCATCCTGTGTTATAGACGCGTGCATGCGCGTCGCCATATCCTTCGCCAAGGCGACATCCTCCGAATCAGTGAAGAGGTGCCCGTAGACTCTCATCGTGAACATTGGATCATGGTGGCCCATCGCTTCCTGCAACGCCTTCATCCGAGCCCCTTGGTGGATCAGCATGGAGGCGAAGAAGTGGCGAGCACAGTGTGGGTTTAGGATCGTCACGCCGGCCCGATGCTGGAGCGGAATCCACATACGCCGGTAGATGTTGGTTAGCTGGATCGTGCTGTCGTTCCTGGTAGGGAACACGAGCCCAGTCGTCCGACCGTTCATCCAGTCTCCCAGCCGCTTGGCTAGGTCCGCCGAGATGTGGATCGTCCTATAGCTGTGGACGCTCTTCGGCGGACCAATAGCTTCGAACCGATCAGCGCGTTGGAAGACCCGGATCGTCTGGTTAGGCAGGTCGACCGCCTCGCAGGGGAGCCCTCGCAGTTCGGACATACGGAGACCCGAGAAGATCATCGTGTGGAGCATGGGCTCGAAGAGTCTCCAGCGCTTCCATTCCCTCTTGTCGGCGCTCTCCTCTATTAAGAGGCGCGCGGTCGACAACATTCGACCTACCTCCTCTCGGCTGTGAATCCGAATCTTCGTCGACGCTGGAGCCACGTCCAACCGCTTGCTCCGCTGGAGCTTGATGTCAGAGCCCGGGTTGGTCTCGATCCATTCCTGTTCGATCGCGTGGCTCAAGACTGACTTAGCCAGGAAGAGATAGAGGCGCTTCGACCGACGCGATCGATCCATGGCGGACACGATATCTCTGAATTCACGTATGTCTCTCGGCTTGAGACTCGACAAGATTTTATGTCCCAGGACAGGGAAGACGTGAAGTTGCAATCCACACGTGTAGGACTCCAAGGTCGCTCGCTCGATCGGATCACCGCCTGATCGACCGACTCGGCACGCCTCCAGGTAGTCCCTCGCCGCATCTTCGAAGGTGAGTCCACTTGTCATCACAGGCAGAGCTACTGATTCTTTTGTCTCTGGAGCCGGATCAGCACGGACCTGTGAGATCGTCTCAACAAACCGCTTTGCATCCACTTTCCGAACGAAAGATCGTCGTTCTACCTTTCCTGTTGAGCCTCGATAAGTGACTTGGTGGCTGCTCCCAGGCGTGCCATCTTTGTTTTTCCAACGCCTGACCGAGATGCTCGCCATATAGCCGTCTTCCTAAATGTCATTGTTCGTGAAACCAGACATGACACAATTTGCACACAACGGTCAATGGTCTTCAGGCTTCTTCAATCTTTCCAAAAGGTTAGTAAAAATGACATCGAGCCTCTTAATCAGCGGGCCGTAGGTTCGAATCCTACAGCGCCCACCAATGAAACCCTTAGAAATCAATAACTTACAGAGCTAGCAGCGAGCCTGTGGTCGCCTTACGGCTGACACCCTGGGTGACATAAGCGTCCTGGCGCTTGTTTCAACGTGCAGTAACTTTGTGGTGCGCGCACAATCACACACAATGCCCCACAAAATTCAGGGGTCCCGGAGGAGGTTACGGAGAACTTTCGCAATCCATATTGACGTGCGTCACAAATTGTGACATCTTGTGGTTAAGGAAAAGGGGTAGTCATGCAATCTGCGGTAATCAAGCTTCTCACCTTCGAGGAAGCAGCGGACCATATCCACGGCGTTGCCGGCGTCTCATCGATCACACCACAGTGGGTTCGGTCTCAGGTGGACCAAGGGAAACTTCCAAGCGTCACCATCGCGAGAAAGCGCCACGTCCGAGTCGACGTGTTGGACGCTCTCGTCAGCAGATGGATGAAACTCGCAGCATGAGATTTAGTAATAAAAAAGGCGCAGCCGAAGCTGCGCCTTTTCATGCCAAAATGGAAAAATCAGGAAGAGTGGAGACGCCCACGAGCGCGTCCGATGATAGACAGTTTGTCGATAGGAACCTCATAGCTGTCGGCGCCGGTCGACACCTTGGCGGACTGTTTGCCGCCAGCAGCGTGGACGACATTCACGTTCGCAAGGCAAGGACCGACACCATCCCAGATGAGAAATACACCAGGAGGTGACGGGCGCTTGCTGTTCGTATCCACGACGACGCGGTCACCGTGCTCGTATGACGGAGCCAGGGTATCGCCCTCCACGCGCCAGACGATGACAGATTCTGGAGAAGGAATGCGAAGATCGCTTCGCACGTAGGTCTCCGGCATCAACCACTCAGCAGCAACTGATTGATCGGTCGCCGCGTCTCCAAACGTTACCTCACGAATTTTGGTTGTCCCTTCTGGACCACGGATCACGACAACAGGATCGCCAGTAACTCCGAATGCAAGGAATTCGGCGCTCACATTCTGGAAAAAACGAGCAGCCTCGTAAATCCTGGCGATCGACGGAGATGTAACATCCGCCTCCCACTGGGCGACGGCTGCTCGGCTCAATCCAAGATTCGTGGCAAGCTGTTGCTGAGTAAGCTCTGCCGCTTCACGCGCGCCTCGAATTCGAGAACCAACTGTCTGTGGGGCTTTCACTGTCAGACTCCTTTAACACTCTCCGAGAAATGTCGGTCGTGGGAGTCATGTTGTAAGCCTATGTAGAATAAAATGCAAGCGAACAGACTAAGAACATTCAGAAAAACTATCCGAACGTTCGCAGGACTTACATAACACAACCGTGAATAGAAATCTAGCGCAATATAGATACCTGCGTCACGCTAGATTCCAGTGCTTCCGAAACCTCCCGCACCTCTTGCTGTGTCAGTCAGGGTTTCTTTCTCCTCGATATCCAGAACAGCAGCCATTTCCAGGATAAGCTGAGCGACACGATCGCCGTGGCGAATCGTGACAGGCTCACTTCCGGTGTTGAGTAAGAGCACCTTTACTTCGCCCCGGTAGTCTGGGTCGATCACACCTGCCATCACGTGGATGCCAGCCTTGACGGATAGCCCAGAGCGGGGCGCCAGCCGTCCATAGCACATAGGTGGACAGACCATCGCGAACCCGAGCGAGATCAGCTTGCGCTTGCCGGATGGGAGCAGCAGCCCTTCCGTATGAAACGGAAGGTCGGCATACACGTCGTAGCCGATGGCGCCAGAGGACGACCGGACGGGAAGCTGACCGGTTGTGCTGGTTCGCATGACGGAGAGAGTGTGCTTCATTGGTTGGCACCTTCCTTGAGGACCCATTCGCGGGTGGCTTCGTATCCGCCTATCAGTCGTCCCTCGCTGGTGAAGACCTGGGGCAGCGTTGTCAGGCCCTTCTCACGCATCATCACGCGTAGCTCGACGAGGGGAGGTTCATGCTTCTCGAACGGGATGCCGAGGTCCGCGAGTAGCTCGCAGACCTTCACGCACCAGATGCACCCAGGCATCGACCATACTGTGAGCATCAGGCTTTCACTCCGAAGTCGACCGGACAGGCGCCGGACGCGCAGTCGATGTGTTCGAAGCTAACATCCTCCGCCACCACCTTCTGGATGTTGCGGACGACAGCCTCGTATTCAGCCTGAGACACAGGCTGTTCGGGCTGATACTCGTAAGCGGACGAATCCTCTTGTGGCATCACGGAGCAGCACCGGACACTGTCCTGGTGCGTAAAGATCATGTTCCGGAACGTGGCGTAGCTCACGACCTTCGGGTCGTATTTCAGCGTGAAGCTGATCTGACCGCCGTAGCGAGGACCATCGGTCCCCTCGATCCAATACTTCTCACCCAGGCGCAGCCATTCGAACTGCTGCTCGGGCGTGGCTTCCGGCGCGGTCACCAGCTTGTCGCCCATGCCGAGGGTCGTGATGGCTGGCTTGGTCGGGAACCCGACGATCGAGGTTCCCTGGTAGGATACCAGTTCACGAACCGGATAGCCAAGGTTTCGGTAGGTTTCGACCAGCGGGTCGTCGTTCCGGAATTGGACGAAGCGGAGGAACTGACGCATGGATGGAAGATGCCAACCCTCGGTAAGACCAAACAGCTTGCTGGTAGTCCCCGCCGGCTTGACCGTGGTCATCGTGTGGGGAACGTTGACACCGATCTCTTTGCAGTAGCGTTCGGCTTCGTCCCGAACAATGAGGTTGAACATCCTCATGGTGTTCCAGAAAAGCTGACCCTTCTCCTCATCGATCAGGTCGAGGAACCCTAGTCCGAAGAACTTCCAGGCGAATTCGTGGATGCCGGTGAAGCCGACGCCGATCCGGTTCGTCCGGTTGACCTCCTTATTATAGATGGAGTCCATAAGGTTCACACGGATCAGCGCCCGAGTCACTGTGCGCAAGCAATCGTCGATCTCGTCCAAGTCGTCACAATGGAACGGGACGATGTCGGCGATGACGCAGAATCCACCCAGGACATTCAGCGGTATCTCGCCGCACGGATTGACGATCGTGTGATGCTTCTTCTTCTTGGCACGCTTCGCCAGCTTCGAGAGGAGAATCTGGCTGTCGTCTTCCACCTGGAATTTGGCGGACCCGACGAAGTCCCCTCGGTTCAGGTCGGACCATCCGGCGTCATTCTGGACCAGCATGTCCGAGTTGATGAAGCCGGGCTCTCCAGTCCCATTGGCGTAGGCTGCTTCACAGACTGTGTTGAACACGTTGATGGCGTGTTGCTGATGTGGAAACCCGGTTGGCTCACTTTTGACAAGCTTCCAGAACTCAGCATCGACCGTAACTGAATTGTTCGATGACCAGAGGAACGCCCCCGGGTTCCCCTTCGTGCGAAGCTCCACGATCTCGTCGACGTCCAGACCATTGTATTCGATCGGGCGCTTGACGATGACGAAGTCCAAGGCGTTCGGATCGGACCAATGCTTGGTCGCCATACGCGCGGCGCGGCGTGCGCCGCCGACTAGGACGCACTCAGCGAAATAGTGGTCGACATACATGGCTTGCAGCCACCGAGGGAGGCCAGCGCCCTTCAGCGTCGCGGCCTTCAGGAAGGCACCCATGAGCGGAACCGGACCAGACGCGGGACGGTTTTGCATCCCACCGATCGGAGAGCCCTTACAGCGCACCGGGGAGAAATCCAGGACCAGCATGCGGTCGGAATGAATCTTCTCGAACGCCATCACTTCCCATATTTCGAGAGCTTTCGACCAGCCTTCACGGCTATCCTCGACCGTGTGCCATACGACGTTGGGACCGGTGCCGAACTTATGCAACGCATCGCGCTTGCTCTCGTGGTTCGCCCAATCGAAATCGGGATGCGAGGAGTCAAGAACGCAACGAACGGTTGGCGCGCGATCCCAGTCCACCAGCATCATGTCGTCGTCGTAGCAGCGCCCTACGCCGGACCCATTCAGCAGGAGATAGAAGGAGAGGAAGGACGCCGCTGCGGTGGAGCAGTTCGTGAACACTTCCATGTTGCGTTTGGATTGGTTCTCGTCGCCGTGCTGAAGGTGACGGCCGGACATCAGCGTGTTACCCCGACCGATATGATATTCCAGCTTCTCCAGGTCAGCGGCGCCAGACGGATGCAGCGAACAGTTACCGACAGCAACGCGGCGAGCGACGTCGCCCCACACTTCCAAGTCACCATCAGCTTTTCGTCGTAAGATCGTGCGTTGGGCCACGGCCATTCCCATTCCTTCGGATATATCCCGTGCTACATATGGCGTGTTATTGAACATCAGCGGCCTCGTTCATTTCTGGAGAATGCTGGCAAAGCCAGCCCTTATGTTGAGTTCTGCGCCCATTGGCGACGGCGCTCATGTGCCCTTGCGACAGCGTGTTCTGCCGACAAAATTCGCTTAGGTTGGTTATCTCGAAATTTTCCCCTGAAGGATTAGTCACAATAAAAGACTGAGCAAAAATAGCAGCTAGTTTCTTGCCAGTCTCTGGCGAGACATCTCGGCCTTTCATCGCATTACTAATGCGTTCTCTGACTTCTGGAGAGGACAAAGCCGAAGTAACGCCACGGCTTATCGCCAGCTTGTGCTCTTCCGTGTGTGCTCCTCCGATCCTGACAACACTCATCTTTGTGCAGGTTTCCGGAGTGTGCTTCACTCCCAAAGGGGACCCAGCGGTTGGCGAACGATTGTAAAATGGACTCAGGGTATCTATGTAGAACTGCTCCCGCTCTAGCAACTTGTCGACTTCTGTTAACAGTTCGATAACAGAGAACTCAAAAGTTTCCCTGCTATATTCATTCCAGTCCGTCTGGAGAAGAGGAGACCCTCTATTCGTGTTTAATTTTCTTATATGAGTTCCCCATCTCTCATCGAGATTCCGCGTGCTGCCGACGTAAATTCTGCCAGACTTCTTATTCACTATCTTGTAGATACCTGGGGACTTTGGCAGCATTCGATTTCCTTAAATAAGGCGCAGAAGCACTTCCAGAGTTTTACCTATGGTTGTTGGGATAGCCTGGATCGTGGCGAGGGAATGAACGTATCTGTGGTCGGTCCAGGTGTCAAGCGAAACTGACGTAGGGTCAGTTTTTCTTACCCACCTGGACGAGCCTGAAGACCAGATGCTTTGATGACCTGTGTGCTGCTGGCGGGGCGACCGTCGAGCAGGTAGCCACGATGATCTTCGCCCATGCGTGGACCAAGAATCTGCTTGCATCGATCCATCAGTGAAATGCCTTCATCGACTGCAAGGTAGCGAGGCTTCTCTCGACCAGATGGTTTCTTCTGGGCGCTGTTTTTTGTCGGGCGCGGAGACACACCGAGAGCCTTGATCAGCCGCTTCATCAACGAGATCGAGACGCCGGTAGCCTCGCACATTTCCGCTCGGCTCTTACCCTGGAGCCGCATGGCATCCAGGGTTTCCTTAGTGGGAGGCAGTTGCTTCATGCGTCCCCCTCGATGGCCTTCTTGATCTGCACTGACGCCTCCGCTTCGGCGTGGATGCGCGCGAGGGTCACGTTCAGATCGAGTTGTCCACCAGTGAACTGGTAGCGGAACTCAGTCGCCAGAACCATAGCCTGGGTCGGTTCGCGGGACTCGACCGGGGTCAGCGCCCCCCAGTTTGTGTGCATGTTAATCCCTGGCTTTCCGTCCTTTTCGACGTCGGTCAGGGTGATGGTAACTGTTGCCATTACGTGTGTTCCTTTTCAAGTGTTCGAGAACTGATTGCGAGGGCGTGCCGGGTTCGATACCGACTAATCAGCGATCGGATCAATAGAACCGAAGAGGCCACTACGCGCCATCGATTCCTCCCCATCGTAACGACCCCATGGTAGTGGCTTCAGGATGTGTCCTTCCACATAGACGCCCACGCAATCAGTTCTCGTTGGAGGGTATTAGTCCTCCGGGTTGTAGCTCATGATGTTCTCACCCGGCAGCGTCTTGCGATGCTGGATGTAGCCGCTGAAGTTGCCGTGCAGTTCCGGGTTGTCGTAAACCCGCTTCAACTTCATCTTCCCGCCAGACAAGCCGGTCAGGAGTTTGGACGTATCCGGCGTCGCCTGATGTTCCAGTGGCGACGGGTGATGCTTGTCGACCAGGAAGTTGTAGAGATCGATGTCTTCCGCGAACGTGGCGACCTTACCACGATGGTTTTTGTAGCTGGTGCGGGCGCACCGAGCCGCGCTGACCTTGATCAAATTGGCTTGCATCTGATCGCGCTTCTCTCCCTTGGCCCGGCGATACGCTTCGATTTCGTGCTGCTGCACATAAGGAAGGTGCCACTCGCCTGGGGCAAGAGGCTTGGGCTCTGAACTTTTCAGCGCCTTCCACATCTTGTCCGCCAGATCGTAGAACTCCGGCTTCGCTGCTTCATGCCGGCGCTGAGCGAAGAAGTTTGCCCAGTCAGTCGCAGTCACAACGACGCGGATGTGCTCCCAGGGGCGTAGAAGCAGATTGCAGATTTGCTTGTGAGGCTGCTCGGGCAGGATCATCAGTTCGCCTACGCGTTCGATAGCCTCGTCACGCGCCTTCAGCCAGACTGCCATCGCCTTCGCCGCGTTCTCCTCAGACATGACGCCGTGATCCTGCATGCCCTTACCATTGGTGCCCCAACGGATCGGAAGCGCCGGATCGACGCGCACCTGATCGATCATCGACTGGATTGGAGTCGCCCGGGAGGACGAAGCATTACGTGAGAACGCGCGGTGCGTCATCACCTCCTCATGCAGGATGGCACGCGGATAGTATAGCTCCAGGCTGGCGATTTCCTTGCCGGCGGGAGAGATGTGGTGGAGGAGCTTGGTGACGGTTTGGGTCATAGGCTGATCTCCGCAGTCGCCGCGATGCTGCGGACTGCTACTTCCAGATCGAGAATGCCGTGCTCGTTCATCACGACGTAATCGACCGGCAACGAATCGATCGCGGTCTCGGACGGGTGGTCATCAGTGGACTGAGACTTCCGAGGATCGACGATGCGGACGGTCGTGCCTCCCATGTCCTTGATGAACTGGACCTCGTTCGGGAAACGCATGTCGGAGCATACGACCTTGTCGAACTGGGTGGCGCGATCATGGAAGGCGTTGACCCACAAAGAGTCGGAGATGGTGTTTCGTCCCCACTCGGTTCCGAGAGTCTGCATCGCGAACCGGGTTGTCTTCCCGCCGAAGCACGGCATCGGGACTTCCTTCATGTCGCCTTCGATGCAGCGATCGATTGTCTCAGCCGGGAGCCCGACGTATTCCATGAATGTCCGGAGCATGGCTTTGAGCGGGCCGGCGAACTTGACGTTCTCGTAGCCTGTCAAGCCAGCCGCTGCTGTGTCCTTCCCGTGTCCCTTGCGACCGGCGAGGCCGATCAGTGTAAGTGTTTCAGTCGTCATGTCAGTTTCCCTTACCAATGCGGTCACAGAACGACCGTCAAACGCTTCGCTGCCCGAGTTACTCCGGTGTAGAGCCACTTCATCCATTCGTCCTTGAAGACGGCAGACTCATCGTGCAGGATAACGTCATCCCACTGAGAGCCCTGAGACTTGTGGCAGGTAATCGCCCAGCCCCAGTCGACATGTTCCGAGTCAATCCGAGCGCGGAATGCTTGGTTCTTCGGCGCTGTCGCTGCGCCCTTCTTGAGAAGCGTGTGCTCTTCGAACATGCCTTGGTAAGCCAGGACCGAACGCTGAACACCGAACTCGTCCTCAATCAACAGTTTGAACGAGTCATGACCTTCTTCCAAGAAGCCAGCGTCATGCACACAGTTGACGAACGTGCCGTTCACTAGGTCAGGGACATTTCGGCTGTTCTTGCAGATCAGCAGAGGCTCGCCAGCGCAAGGACCTGTTGAATTGTAGCCGAGGACTTTCCGAAGTTTGCTTGTCACCATCCAGCGGCGTTTGTTGGTTCCTACGATGATCTGGGCTTCGCGATTCTGATCGTAGGTCGCTGTGTCGCGTATGCGATCCACAATCTCGACGCCTCCTCCCATTTTTCCAGCCTTCAGGAATTTTCCCTCACGGACCATGGTAGCCAAGGCTATGATCGGATTATCCTTAGCCTGACGATGAATCTCGGACAGGAAGAAGTCAGGAGCCCGATCGGTAAACCCAGGTGCATCGCCTACCGGCTGAAGCTGGCCAGGATCGCCCATGACCAAGATGGGGATACCGAAGCTACGCAGATCGTCGGCGATCGTGGACCCGACCATGGAAGCCTCGTCGCACACGAGGAGTTTGGCCTTCCGGATGTCACTATCCACGTTCAACTGGAACTTAGGGCCTTCTGACAGATCATAAGCCTTGTCCAAGTCTTTCTCAGTAATGGCGATCGTAGTATCGATCTCAACCAAGCGAGGGTTGCGGCGCCAGTCTACAAGTTCTTCAGGAGACATGTCGCCGGACTCGTGGATGTCTTGGAGAATATTGGTGCGCTGATCTTTCAAAGCGCGCAATTGCTTCTCCAGCACTTCAGCCTTCAGCGGACGCGGCCTATAGATCAGTGAGTGAATGGTGCGGGCACGACGTTCGATTCCTGCCTGCTTCAGCTTCTCGGTCATCACCTTCGCGGCTTTGCCGGTCGGCGCGACGAATTCGATGTTGTCGGGGTGAACGCCTGTGCCGTCAACGATAGCTGGAAGAATCGTCGACTTGCCCGTGCCGGCATAGCCGGCTAAGTAGTAGTCAGGACGCTCTAGGACACCGCCTGCTGAACTTTCTGCATACCATTCCTTGGCGTCGCAGACAGCGTCGTCCTGATGCGGAGTCAAAGTCGGAAGCCCCATACGAGGGTTCCCCTTTTCATCTAAGGCTGAAGGAAGAAGGGGGAGCGCCTAAGCACTCCCCCGGGGACGGGTCGGGTCCGCCCTTAGAAGCGCTTGGCGCGGCGGTTGCCGCCGGCAGGCGCAGCAGTAGCCGCCGTTTCCGGAGCCACGTTCGGCGTCGGAGCCTTGATGTGCTCGACCTCGGGTTCCGGGTCCGGCTCAGGATCGGGCTGCTTGGCAGGCTGGGCGTTGGAGCCCTCGTAGTTGCTGGCATCGTCAGCGCCGCCTTCAGCGCCTTCAGCAGGGGCACCTCCGCCCCCTTCGATCACCAGTTCCTCGAACTCAGCCATCGGCAACCAGCCGACGATCTTCAGAGCCGGCGCGAACTTCTTGAACTTCTTCTTCGGCTGGCCGTTCTCGCCAAGTTCGATCTCGAACGCGACGGCGTCGAGTTCGATGACAGGGACTTGTCCTGGCTTCGTCCGATACGTCTTCGAGAAATCGTTCAGGATCGAGGCGAGCGATCGAAGCGCCGACTTGGAGGTCGCCTTCCAGACGAACAGTTCGCCATTTTCCAGCGAACGAAGTTCCAGGCTCCGCTGTTCGGCCCACCCGTCCTTCGTTCCGTCCGCGTATGTCGCATACGGGCCGTGATCGGTCAGCGCGTGCTGAGCCGGCGGGTTGCCGTCCAGGATAGGGATCATGATCTCTTCGACGACCTTCTGCTCTTTCCAGCAGATGAAGCCGCGCTTGAAGGTGGTGAAGTTCACCGCCAACTGAGTGCCGTGCTCTAGGTCCTTCGCGTTGGCGTCGGCGCCGTAGCTGTAGTCGCCTGAGTTGCCGTCGAACTTCAAAAACTGCCCCTGAACAGCACCCATCGCTGCGGCTGCTGCCGCAAACGGATCAGGTCCGTCCGAGAAGTTCGCCAAGCTGGTATTCTGGGTTTTCGCAATCTGGTTCATGTGTGCTCCTTGCACTTGGGTGGATCGTCCGCCCGTGTCATTATTACTACCGGACGTCAGTCAAACTGTCAACGCTAATCGAGCGAAACAGCGTCGATTTTTTCGGCTCCGTCAGCTTCATCGGCAAACTTAGCCGTGAGCACGTCGAATGGATTTCCCTCGGCCTTGAAGGCGTCAAGGTCTTCGCCGAGCGCTTCCTGCAACAGCGCCGTGCTTAGCCTCTTCTGCCCTGCGCGAGGACTCCAGGAGAACGAGTAAAGGCGGCGCATCTTCTTGCCACCAATCTTGCGAGAGCCAATCAGAGCCAGTTCGGTCTTGACCTTCATCTTCACCTGTTCGAAGGCCTTCTCGGCTTCCTTTGCCGCCCGCTGGCATTCCTGGTATTCCGCCGCCAACGGATCGAACTCGACGAGCAGTTCTTCGTCCTTCGCGATCAGCTTCGAATTGTCGTCAGGGATCGTTCCATTCGTCACGATGGCGCAGGACTTCGTGAAGATGCAGAATGCACATTCCCCGTCCAGCCTTCCCTCCGGCATGATCTTCGCCGGATCGTCCGTCGTGTAGACTTCATTCGCCCGATGCTTGGCAGCAGCCCAGGACTCCTCATCGAACTCGACGACGAATACCTTGATCTTGTCGAGGAAACTCGCATCAACGTAGAGGATCACAGCGAAGTTGGGCTTGTAGGGCGTCTTCTCCCTTACCAACCCCATCTGCTGCTGCGTCTGTCCGTGATGGATCGCCTTTTCTTCCTTCAGGTTCACCCGAGGGTCGATCGACTTGATCTCGAACATGATGCAGGACGTGCCGATGTCAGGCACGCCGTAGTTTGCCAGCGCGTCACGATCGATGCCAATGATGATGCCGTCTGGTGTTGCCGAGTTGTAGCCTTCGATGAACGTCTTCTGATCGTTGCCGCCGAAGATCAGCTTGCCTTTCGGCAGGTTGTCTCGGATCGCCGGCACGACGAAGTGAGCTTCCAAGATGTCACCGCGACGCATGGCGCCCCAGCTTTCCTCGGTGTCTTCATCGGGCGGATAACGATCGACGTCAGCATAGGTTGGCGTTTCCACGAAGCGCGGGTATTCGATCCCGTCGATGACGTCGACGCCATCCTCAACGGTATCCATGCCGATCTGGATGCGTTCGGTGAATTCGATCGCACGCTTCTTGAACCAAGCCTTTCGCAGACAGCCAAACACCTCGCTGGCTCCGAGGGTTTTGCTGCGATCGTGCTCCCACGACTTGGTCGTCCCGGCGACGTATGCCGAGAACATCGCCTCGAAGTCGAGCCTCATGCGAGGCGCTCTTCCCGGGATTCCAGACGCCAGCCCTTGGTGGCGTGCAGGATGCACATACGACCGTTGGAGTCCTTCGCTCGGGCGATGTGCCGGCGATTGCGTGAACCGCGTTCACCTGTGACTTGACCAGCGTCACCGCCGTTGCGGGTCTTGCGCAGCCGATTGCCTCGGAGGCCTTCGTGAGCGGTTGCGAAGTTGGCGAACACCGGGATGCGGCGGACATAAGGCACGCGTCCGGCTGCTGCGTCCGCGACCATCGCCTGCGCTTCGGACGAGAAGTCAAGGTCCGCTACGCTCTTCACGTAGGAATACAGATTGGACGCAGCAGACAAGGCACGATTTCGGAACGAGGTGAGCATGGTTACTCCTTGGGAAGCAGGTTGTTGTCGAACAAGGCCTGACGGTATCCGTCAGCGTAAATCTCCAGCATCATCTGTCCGGAGATATTGTTTGCGGCGTGCATGATCTTCTGCTCAGCCGCGAGCTTTCGTTCGCCGATCATTGCGATGGCGTCCGCGTGAACTTGTGGTGGTAGGTCCATCATGGGAATGACTCCAATGGCGTGTCGCCTGCAAGGTAGAGGGGATGGCGTGGGTGTCCGGCCTTGGTCTTACCGAGGCATCGGAGAGCAACGCCGCGTGACTTCGCCATGTGGACGAAGCGCGCGTCGCCGCCGCGAACACCGCCAAGGACTCCCCAGGCACATAGGATGAACGAGGACTTCGATCCGAAGGTATCAAGCAGTAGGTCGTTCAGTGCATCATCATTGTCAGGTCCGAACGGATCGACAGCGGTGCGCAGCGCCTCCGGGTCAGTCGCTCTGAGCCCGTATAGATTAGCGACTGCGACGCCGTCCATGCCTTCTCTGGCAGCAAACTTGATGCAGCGACGAATTGTCGGGTCGTTTAGCTGCGCGTCCGCCGTGCTCGGGTTGAGCATGACGATCGGCAGAAGGTCTCCGTCAGCCCAGGCACGCTTCAGGCGATACCGGTAGAGCTTGTCGGCAGAGAGGACCGCTGAAGAGATCACGCTATCTGCACCCCGAACGCACCGATGCGAACCATATAATTGTGAATGCGTCGGCAGGCGTGTGTGTCCGCTGTCGCATTGTGTGCGCCGTCAACGCCGACCCCGAAGAACGCAGTATGGGCCTCGGTCAGCTTGGGCCACTTGTAGCCGCGTGGTCCTGGAATCTTGCACAGTGGTGTTGCGGCCTTCATCGTGCATCGCTGGGGGATTTGCTCCCATGGCAGCGGCGGCGTGTCAGTCTCGAAGAAAGCGCGCTGCATGATCTTTGTATCGAAATCGATATTGTGGGCGACAGCGATGTCCGCACGCTCCATCAGGTCACGGAAAATAAAGCACGCGTTAGACAACCTTACCCCCACGGACAAGGCTAGAGCGGTGTCGATCCGGTGGATCGCCGCAGCCTCGGCTGGGATGTCGTATCCTTCAGGCCGAACAATGAGGTTGACCTCAGAGACGATTTCGCCAGACTCGTCCTGGAGCAATGCACATAGCTGAACCAAGTGTGGCTGGCTGTTGTGGATTGCCGGGGCGTTGTAGTTCAGCTTGCCTGTGGTCTCAGTGTCGAAATACAGAAACTTCATGGTCACCTCTTCCCGCTCTTGTATAGCAAAACTTACGCACGTCAACCTAAATTGCGTCACCAGTCGAAGAATCGAACCGACCAACGCCCGATCGTGCGTAGTTGGTCACAGCTTCTAGCTCCTGCACCGTTGCGTCTGATTTGATCTTGTTCGCTCGCCAACTGACGAACCTGATGTTCCCCTTGACATATCCAAGGGAGTTGTCAAACCGATCTACAGATGGCGAACAATCCAATCGATCTGTGTCTGATATACTGATGGGGATTCCGAGGACCGGACAAAAATTCGGTATCACTATGTCGGTAAGGTCAAGATCGAAAGCCAGTCCCTTCCTTCCTGCGCGAGTTTTCAGTCTGGTCAGAATTCGAGCAGCGGGCTGGTTTCGATACCTCAATCTGTCTTTAATTCTATACTCTCTTCCTTTGTCCCCGGAGGACCAGCGCTTGTAGTTCTCGTCCTTGCACGTAGCGCATTGATGATTCAGCACGGTTCGCTTTCCTATGTGACCGTTACGGCATGGTCTCGCAGAGTCGTAGTAGGTGAGGCCTTGTTCCTTCGCCTCCCTCAAGTCAGTCATTTCGTCTAGTATCTGCATCAGTGGGTAGCTCCCCACGTCATACCATGCTTGGACTCCGCGTCGATCGGACACGAGTAGCCGAACGAGATACCGGCGTCCCGAGCAGCCCTGATGCAACACTCTTCAACTAGGGCAGCATTTCTACCACGGGATGCGATCTGAAGCTCGTCGTGGATGTAGAGTTGGAAAACGAAATCACCGTCCCAACCGTGAACCAGTCCAGCTTCGATTAAATACTCCTCGGTTAAACACGCCCAGCGTTTACTTATCAAAGCCGCGTCACTCTGAAGCAGAGTGTTGAGAGCAGAGTGGGGCGACCGGACATAAAGCTTCCGACCGTCAAGCCCTGGGAGGAATCCACGTTTGGCGTGCTTTTTGATTTCGCGAACCAGACTGGCATAGGCCGGCAGATTGCGCATGAAACGCTCGCGTAGCTCTTCGCCAATCGCCTTCTGCTCTTCTTCAGATGCCAAAGGAGATACGATGGACCCAAGCTTGATATCGCCGGCACCATACAGAAGAGCATAAATAAACGTCTTCGCATTGTCTCTGGTGGGTAGTCCAGCTAGTTCCTGATTGTAAGTATGAATGTCGCCAGACAGAATTAGTTCTAGGTATTTACCGCCATCATACCGTGCTAGTTTTTCCCCGAAAGCCCGTAACTCGATTCCGGACAGGTCAGTTCCCGTTAAAGTCCATCCATCAGGGACACCAAAAAGGCTACGGCATTCGTATCCGTGATCCCCAGCACGACCCTTCAATATCTCAGTCTTTCCTGTCTCCTTGTTCTTCCGGAGTTTGACCTTCGGAACCTGGGCGAGGTTGGGGCTGACGTGCGACGCCCGACCGGACACAGTCCCGCCAACATTGACGTAGGCATGGATCAACCCGTCCCGACCAACCTTCTTCAACCACGCACCAGGACCGGTCTTCAGTTGCCCAAGGCGCTTCTTGTAATAGAAAATCTCGGCTATCTCGAACGCCATAGGGATCGCAGCACCAATGCGCCGAAGCACATCGTCGGAAACCTCTGGACGTCCTGTTTCCGTGAAATCCACCGGATGCCAATTATATACCGTAGAAAACCGATCGATGACCTGATCGCGGGAACCAGGATTGAACTCCTTACAGACCACGGGACAGAAAGGTGCCCCCTCGGTTCGATCAGCCCGAGACGGGTCTTTGTATTTGAGTGACTTCTTCGGGACGAAGACATCACCCCAAACTGCTCGACTGGCGTCTTCGCCAAACTCAGGTCTCGGCGCTTTATACTTCTTGGCTTTGTTAAGCCCATCTGGATCGTCCCAAAGCGCGCGAACGATGTGTTTCTTACCCGGAGCCCACCACATTCCGTAATGAGAAATCGCCTCTTGCTCTAGCTTGTGGGCCTCTGTCTCCAACTCGATCGCGAGCGCTTCCGCTGCTGCAACGTCAAAATGAATACCATTGCGTTCCTGCTGACCCATCAGATCGTGGATTGTGTGCTCCAGGATCGTAGCTTCTTCAGCCCACTGCGTGTTGAGAATCTTCTGCCACAGCATCGTTGTGACATCGACGTCCTGGACGCAGTAGTCGTCCATCTCTTGGTTCCAGGTGCCCCACACGAACTGTGTCAAGAGCCGAGGATCAGTGATCCCTAGCTCCTTGGCACGCTCCTCCATCACGTCGGCGTAGTCACCCTTCAGCAGACCGAGCCGATATCCCCACGCCTTCAACGTGTGAGCGCCAATCATCTTGCCTGGGATTTTACCCTGCTCGAACAACCGGAAGTCTTTGTCCTTCTGGTCGGTGAAGCACATGCGGGACATAACCAGCGCATCACGGACCTTGCCTCGGATGTTTACGCCATCGTAGACCTTATCCAGCGCCGGCAGATCGAAATAGAGGATGTTGATCCCGACGACCATCTCTGCTGCTTCCAGCATATCAAGGCCTTCGTCGATCGTGTCCTCGACCTCGTTCCGTCGGAAACGATATGTCTTCCTCCGTTCGAAGTCGCGGATCACCAAGCAGTGGACGCGCGTTAGGGTATCGAGAAGTCCGTTTGTCTCAACGTCCCAGATCGCTGTCTTGATCCGAGGGTGCTTGCTCTCGATCGACAGCGTCGACGTGTCTAGGATACCGTCGAATGGCATGCTTAGGCTTTGATCCAGGCCAGATCGTGGTGAACATTGGAGTCGAACAATGCGAATTCGATCTCAGGATTTGGCTTGGCGAGGTTGAAGCCCGCGTGCTTCAACGCGTCGACGTCCAGCCCCACGACGAACTCAAACGCGTATGCTCCAGCAGACTTCGACCGCCGCGTCAGCATGACAACAGTCTGCTCATCAGACACCACCTTCAGAGCGTTACGCGAGCGGTGCAAAACACGCCCGGTGGCAATTCCTGTCAGTAGTTCGCTCTGCTCGCCATCGTTCGCAGTCAGCAGGACAGGGATGTGTGCTTCGAAGTAGCGCCCCTCGCGTAGGACCATATTTTCTATATCAACGTCCGAAGCCAGCAGATGCCAGGGCACCGTTTCTATCTTGGTGCGAACCACGTCAAGCCCGGCGATCTGAATAAGCTGCTTCAGGTGCTGCGCCTGTTGATACGCTTGCCCGTCCGTCCCGGAGAACTTCGACGACGTCATGACGTCCATCATGACGTTACCGCCTGTCTTGTCTTGGAGATCGATGACAATCGCCTTGACGCCCACCTCATCACAGATCGCACGGAACCGGGGAATGTCGGTGGTCCGGACGGTGAGGTGAATTTCGTATAGGTAGGAGGCGGACATCAGGTGAGCACCACCGAGGCGCCTGCCGCCTCAAACGCGGATTTCAGCGCCAGAGCATCCTCGGACGATAGCCCGTCCTTGACGATCCACGGCGTGCCTTTGTCCCTGACAGCATCAACGGCGTCCTTCGCGTCCTTCAAAGTCAGCCCGGCGAAGGTGCGAAGCTCCTTGATGGCATTGATGTGCTTATCCTCCCCAACGTGAGTCAACGTCGCCGTGTAGGTCGCCGGCACAAGCGGCTTGTCTTCCTCCGCCGGCTCCCGATCCACATCCGCCTGAACTTCCGCGACCGACGCGATGAAGATCGCCGCAGCCTCGATAATCTCAGGCTGTGTGAACCCTTGGGTAACGTTGAGCCCCATGTAGGCGAGGTCTCGATTGTTCACGGTGTCGATGACGTGGATTTCAACGTGATACATGTGTCAGTTTCCCTTACGTCGTTTGACAGTCGTTTGGCGCCGGAGCCTCTCGGTTGTCGGGTCTCGGTTGAGGACCGGCAGGAACTTGTCGATGTAGGCTCGCTCCAAGGCGTCCAGTTCCTGGCGCCCGGCGGGGATGAAGGAGAAGCTGTCGAATTCCTTCGACAGCATATGCTCTGCGACGCGCCCCGGGATGTTGCAGGACTTGCCGACGTAAACGATCTTCCGGTTGGCGATCAGGAAGTAGATGCCCACCTTCTGAATGAGGACGGAGGCTTTGACGATCTGTCTGTGTTCGGATCGTGTGTTGGCGTCGGGCTGCATGATGGTCCTTCGGGCTGGTTTGGATGACATACGTCAGAACGGCTTACGCTGCAAGGCGAATTAGTCCGCGTGCCACTTGCCGTCCATCATCGTCACAATCGTCCGCTTCCCTGATGGATAAGTCAGGATGTGGCTATGGGACCACGACGAGAGCCCTTTGTTATAACCCATGTCCAAGCTTCCCGAGACACCGGCTGTGTAGATGCCGTCGATTATGGACGCCGAATGAGTGTGCCCCGTGTTGGCGCGCTGCCCCATCCGCGTGAACTGCTTCGGGCTTCCGCGTGATCCGTTGGCGCCGAGGTGCCCGTGCATCCCGCATTCGATCAGCCCGTCGCAGATCGTGAAGGACTCGTCCTCACGGAGGAACGCAATCCGATCGAAATCGCTCTCACGGTTTCGGGTAACTGCCCACTCCAGGACGGAGAAGTCTTCTCCGGCCTTGATCGCCTTCAGAACCTCGAACTGGGCTTCCAGGAAGAAGATGGCGTTGACGGGATCGTCCCGCCAGTCACTCTCTGCGAGCCAGCGCTTCACCGCCAGATCGTGGTTGCTCTCGACGACGACCGACAAGCAACTCTCACCCTCAGTCAGCAACAGGAAGTCCGACAAACCGTCGAAGGCATCTTCAACCCGTTCGGTGCCGGCGACGTGCATCTTGAACCGGAAGTGAGGGTCCTTGATGCTATGATGATTGCGCACCGAGAAGTCGGTCGCATCGTGAAACAGTTGAACCTTCGGGTCCAACTCAGCAAGCATGCTCACCTCGCGCGCCTCCTCGTCCGAAACAACGACACCGTCGCTTTCGATACTGAGTCCCCAGGCAGCCTTAGCAACGACGGAGTCTAACTTTTCGAGGTGGATATCCCCCCAATTGATTGCCTCCAGGCGGTGTCCTTCGGTGACGCGTCCGTCAGCCACGAACCGCGTCAGATCGTAGAACGATCCATTCTTGTCCGCCAGCAGGTGCCGGCAGAAATGATGTCCATCGCTGTCGATCTCAACCAGCACCGCGCCGATGATGTGGTGGAACTGAGCCTTGATGCCAGCCCGTTTCTGAACATAGTTCGGCAGCGTCACCGCGCCGGTCGTCATGATTTGTTTTGCCGGCGTGTGCTTCATCGTCGGGACGGACGAAAGCTGAACCTTGGCGTGGGGAAAGATTCCCCACTTGCTCCCGGTGTAAACCTCGAAGCCAGTCAGCGGCGTCACAGCCGTGGGAAGCGTGTTCATCTCGGCGCACCACAACAGATTGTCGCCGATCTGAACTTGGTTGTGCTCCAGGTAGGGCTCGACCCGCGTGTGGTAGCCGGTCCACCGGGGATCGTCCTTCCTGTTCTCCTGGAACAGCCGCTTGTTGTAGGTGAAGCCGGCGATGCTGATCGCAGCCCCGAGGTAGGCGGCGTAGGCTTCCAGGTTCGTCAGGAAGCCTTCGTGGACGTTCGTGCCGTCCTGTGCCGAGGTGAGGATGAAGCGGCGTGTGCCGCTCTCCGGGACGGAAACGACTACGGGTTTTGACGGCTTGCGGTCGATGAACTTTGGTCCAACGTCTTCCTTCAGCCATTCCTGGATTGTCGTGCGGGCGATCTTCGTGGCGCTCGCAACCGCGCGCTGACTGCCGTGCTTCTTCAACAGCTTCGAGTAGGCCTTCAGGAACTCGGTCTTTGTCATTCTTACTTACCCTTCAGGTGATAGGAAAGAATAGGGTCCGACGTTACTCGTGCCCAATCCCAGATGAACCAACTATAGTTATGACGCGGCGCTCCCGTGCTATCCTCAATCCAACGAGGACGAGTCGTCAGCACCAGCTTGCGAGCGAACGGATGAAGACGGAACAGATCAGACCGGCCCTTGGCACAGTCATATTCATTCCGCAACAACATGGCGACGACGCCTCTGTGCTTCGTCGTGACCTTCAGCGCATGCCGGATGAACGCCTCGGCCAAATCCCCATACGGCGGGTTGGTTACGATTGAACCTTTCCAGTGGACGTCCTGCTTCAGGAAGTCGACACCAGCCCGAGCATCGACCGCGCCATAATTGTGGAGATCGGTCGACGTCACCTTGTCGAAGCTGCGGGCCAGCACACCTGACATGGCTCCATCGCCACAGGCCGGCTCCCACACGTGGGTATCGATCGTTACGCCGTGCAGACGCAGGAACGGAACGACCGCCTCGGTCAGCCAGCCCGGCGTCGGGTAGAAGTCAGCTTCCACCCGATCGTAGCCAAGGTTTCCCATGGCGACGTCATTCGAACTGATGAAATTCACGATCCAGACTCCTCCGTCCGCAACTCATAGAACCGCTGAAGGAACATCTTCTCGGCGACGATCGGGGTCCAGAAAGTGAAGGACGGATCAACCGAATAGATTGAGGCGTCCGGTCGACCCGTCCAAGCGAAGATGGTATCCGGATTGGTAACCATGACGGTCGCTTCGAGAGCCATCAGGCGCATATCGATCGACTTCAACTCAGGCGTCTCGAACGCGCCTACGGCGAGACCGAACGAGACGGCGAGCTTGTTGCCGAGGGCGTGCTCCAAGGCAATGTAGTCAGGGAACAGGACCTTCAACGGACGCACGAGATCATCAATGTAGGCCTCGGTCCCATCGTGGAGGAGGAGTGCCTTCTTCAGGTCGTTGTCAGCCGTCATATAGCTGGCATAAACGCTATGCTGGGCGACCGAATAGAACGCCTTGCACATGCCATTGTATCGGCACTTCAGAGACAGGCTGTGAGCGATGTCCTCAATGCGGAAATCATCCGGAGCCGGGTCCAGGATGTTGAACAGGTTGCCGCTGTAGGTGGTGATCCGTCCCGCTAGTGTCATTGTCACTCCAACTTTACAAGGTAAGGGAAACTGACGTGCTAGGTTAAATAAAGCAAGAGATTCTTTTCGGGAATCGCAGATATATCGAGTGCGTCATGAACTATCGCTTCTTTTTCGAGAAGAACCTCCACCAGACGGGCATCGGTCGATCCTTCGACAGCCAAGTGCTGCGAAAGGACGGCGTTCTTCTGCCCTCGTCGCCATGCCCTGGCTTCCGCCTGTTCGATCAGGTAGGGCGACCATTCAAGCTCAGCGCACACAACGGTGCTCGCGGCTGTCATCGTGTAGCCAGTTCCTCCGGCAATGAAGTTGCACACCATGAGTAGGCACGAAGGATCGTTTTGAAATCTATCGACTTCGGCTTGCCGTTTTGTGGGTGACACTTTCCCGGTGATGAAGCCACAGCCGGGGAAAGCATCACGAAGAGCTTCCGCCATCTCCGTGTGAACAACGAACACGATGATCTTCTCGCCAGCATCAATCCACGTCTTTAGATGTTCCACCACCATCGGAATCTTGGCGGCGGACAGTTCCTTGCGTGCGGTCGACAACTCCTGAAACGCAACCTGTTCAGGAGGGCTTAGGACCTTGAACCGTTCGATGTAATCCAGATCGCGGAACTGTCCGAACCGACGCTCCAGCGCAGCGGCGAGCCCCGGCCAGTCGATCTCATCCGGACGGTCGTCCTTGCCTTGGAGCATGCGTTCGAAATCCGCCAGGGCGTTGCGCACCGTCCGCATGGCGGAGATTTCGCGATCGACCAGCTTGGCGAGCCCCTCGGCGGGTAGTTCGATCAATTGGCGACGCATGGGGGGAAGGTCTTTCATGACCAGCGCTTTGTCGCGTCGGATCATGAACTTCAGCCGGCACTTGACCTGGAGTTCCTCCAGATTTGACGCGCCCGTAACGTCTAGTCTAGTGCCCATCTTGAAAGCGCCGCAGTAGCGATGAACGAACGTGAACCAGTTCTTGCCGATCCCGTCCGGATCGAATGTCTTTGCCACAGGCCAAAGGTTGAGCGGCTTGCCGGTGATCGGCGTGCCTGTCAGGAACAGGCGACGATCGGCTGGGATCGGGTTCACGGCTGGGTTCCAAAACTTGACGATACGTCCGTCTACGGTCTTCTTCTTTCGCTGCTTTCCTCCGCCGATGATCTGTCGCGTCCGCTCGGTGTCCTCGTTCATGAGGTAGTGGGACTCGTCAACGATCAACAGGTCCCACAGCATCGCCCTAATCTTGGTGCCGAAGTCTGCAAGCTGATCGTAGTTGATGATCACAACTTGAGCGTCAGGCCAGACCTTCTCGGTCCAGGTCCGATACATGCCTTTGCCGGTGAGAGGGTTCTTCTGGGTCTTCCCGGTTTCAGGATCGATCAAGCGTTCTCGCTTGGTGACCGAGCCAGCGATGCCAACGGTGAGACCCTTCACGCACCACTTGTTCCACTCGCGAAGCCAGTTGATTTTCAAGTGAACCGGGCAAACAACCAGCACGTTTCGTATCTCGGGACGAAGATTCGAGAGCCCAACCCCCATGATCGTCTTGCCCAGACCGGGCGGGTCGGCGTTGAGGGTGTCAGTGCGCAGGCTCGCATAGTAGATGCCGGCACGCTGATGTGGGTCGTATGCGAGCCCAGGAGGGCAGGGGATGTCTATGGGGTAGTCCGCAGCGTAGGAGAGCCCTAGCGCCCCTAGTCGCTTGTTCTCAGCGTCCTGGATCGCGCCATACGCCGCGTCGGTCGCAAACGGCTGGAAGGCCTTTGCCTTGTCCAGCGATGCGGTCGTCCAGGCGCGGCGATCTTTGGACCAGTCCCAGCCGGCGTCTGAGAAGGCATGGCGCTCCTCGAACTTGCACTGGGCGATGTAGAGGCCTGAGTGATAGTCTACCTGCATCAGACTTCGTCGAGTTCGTTCAGTTGGTCCGTCAGATACGCGGCGACAGCCGGCGCCATCTCCGGGAGCTTCGACAGTCCGGTCCCGAGGCCATCGGTTGGGATGATGACGACGCCGCCCTTCTCCAGGTGCTCGCGAACCGGCTCCAGGTCGGCGTTGATCATTCCCTCGATCTGATCATAGTCATCGTCGGAGAAGAAGGCTGTCTGGCGCATATGAGGCGCCCACTTAGTTCGGATGCCTACCGCGTTGTCTTCGTCGCGCATCTCAGCAGCCTGACCGCCAAAACCTTCACGGCGATCGTTGTCGCCAAACAGATATAGGACTTCAGGGTTCGCCTGTAGATCGGCGCGGTAAATCATCTTCTGGCGAATGATCGGCATAGGCACTCCTCAGATAGCGTGGACGCGTTCGTGCAGAAGCTTCTCGATTACATCCTTCGCGGCGATCAGCGCCTCGGTCGGGGCATCCTCGAACAGGCTTCGAATGTAGGATGGATCGTTCACACGTTGTCCGCCGCCAGCGCCCGTTACAGTCGAACCCTCCGAACGCGGGTTAACGGTGGGACGCATGAGCCAGTGGTCGAACATCGTTTTTACCATGCGAAAAACTCCAAAGCCGAAAGGATTTCTCCCTTCGGCTCTTCAGGTGTTGTCGAAATCAGGCTTGGGCGATGATCGCCTTGTTCCATTCCTGCAAGGTCGTGCGAGGAATGCCGGTCAGGCGGGACGCACCGCGCTGCCCATTGTCGGTCAACAGCTTGCTGACCTCGGAGGCGAGGAAAGAGCGACCACCATGGTTGAACATGAGTGCCGGCTTGCCGTGGGCCTGCTCGCCGACGACTTCCCCGTCGTCGTCATCATCGTCGGTGCCGGGTATCTCTTCGCCATCGACCCCGTCTTCGTCTTCGTCTTCGTCGATGCCCTCATCGAGACCTTCAGGGTCCTCCACGAGAAGTGCCGTCTGCGACACGTAGGGCTGGACCACAGGCGAATCCTGGAAGAACGTGCCGGCGTTGGCTGTTTCGACCTCGCCGATGACCTTGTAGGTCCAGGTGCGCCCCTTCTGGTTGTTGTAGTTCTTCGGGATCGCGACGACGTCCGCTGGATCGACCAGGACGATCATGATGTGCTCGCCGCGACCGTTGGAGCCGAAATGGGCCAGATAGCCGAACGAGCAGAAGTGCAGACCGACAGAACATTCACGGTTCCGATCCGCATCCACCTGTTCGCGTGGCATCGTCGGCTGCTGCCCGACCGAGTTGTCGATGGAGCCAGAATGCATGTCGCGGTAGTCTTCCCGCACCTTCTTGAACGCCAGGATCATTCCTTCCGGCGTAATCGGTTGGTTGCCGGACTCCAGCCAGAGGAACAATTCGTCCCGGGTTGACTGGAGCGGGTTGAGCATCAGGCGCCCGAGGAAATTCGCCAAGGAAGTCAGATCGTGTCCACCCTTCAGCAGATCGATGAGCCTCTCAGCAACAACATTCTTGACCGCTTCACCGCGCCACCGGACGTTTCCATCCGCAATCTGGACGTCGCCGTGGGTCACGCGGGCGATGAACGTGGAGATGTCCGCCAGTTCGGCGATCAGGTCGACGTCATGAACCGGTTGGCGTAGAGCGTCTGCCAGAGCCGCGTAGTTGGTTGCACGGGATGTGACGACCTTGGGTCGGTTTCCGACAACGACTGTGATCGCGCTCGGCGTGATGGAGTATGCGACATTTGCCACGGGTGGTTTATCTCCTTGGTTGGGTTAAGTCGGAATCATCAAAAGTAAGCTACCCCGGCACCATGACAGAACAACTTACGCTCGTCAACGCAAAAAGTTACGTCAGGGCGTCGTAGGCGCGTTTTTCTCCATCGGCTCGGTCTTTCAGGGTGATGTATTCAACCCATTGGGCGGCTTCGTCCGCTTCCATGTAGCTGTTGCAGTGGGTGACCAGCGGGTAGGCAGCGAAGAACCGTTCCTTGGCTTGCGTGAGAACACTCGTGTCGTAGGCTTTTCCCCGATCCGGAATAAGCTCGTCGATCTCAGCCTGCTCGAAGATGCGTGGGATGATATTCACCAACCTTCGATCCGACTCACCGAGAGTTTGCGCCGTCATGTAATCGGCGATGAGCGTCACGGTTTGTCCAAACACGCTGTCTGGATTGTCGATAGGACCGACTGAAGTTAGCGCTGCGATCTCGCCAGCCCAGCAACTGTGTCTGGAATTGAACATATCCAGGACAGAGGCCTTGTCGGCTTTTTTACCGTCGAAATTGAGCGCAACCTTACGCTGGGCGTAGTCAAAGAACGCCGTCCAATCCTCCGGGACCTTGGTGGCATAGTCTTTCCGAGAAGCTGGGATAACGACCAACACGGCGTCCTTCTCGATGAATTCAATCGCCTTCAGCGTCTGGAAGGCTGTGTTGGTATATTCGTTCGAGGTGGAAATTCCCGGCTGAGAGACGTCCCCATTGTAGGACCGAACGTAGTAGATTGAACCGTAGCGATCATAGAGATCGTCTTCGAGAACCTCCTCGAAATCTCCACGAGCCGACATGATGTTAATCTTTGCCTTCTTCCGCTGATAGTCCGGCTTGACGAACTCAATCGTGTTCAGGTCGACGAAATTCATCGGAATGTCAGGACGACCGAGAGCGACGCGGAGGAACGTTTCAGCGCGTGTGCCTGGGCAGAAGTTATCCAGATAATAGACACGACCGGGCAGGCGGTCAGCGGCGAGCAGGCGAGCTTTCAGGTGCTTCGGACTGACCGCAGACGGATTGTAAACGAAGGTGAGAACTTCGTCAGGTGCAAACACGAGCGATCCAGCACCCATCAGTTCGACAGTCCCTCCGGTTCGACGCCGATTGTATGGGTGGTTGATGATCGTCAGATTCACTCCGTGATACTTCCGGAGCACGTCCGTTCGTTTGTGGTCAACTTTCAGCTTGTCCGGAACCCGCCGCCCGCGCCACCGGAGACGATCACCTATCCGATCCCGTAGCCGGTAGTTGCTGATGCTTCCCAAAACCTTCTCACGAGCGCGGATCGCGCCGTAGAATGTTGGCTGTCCGGCGACGTCGTGGGTGAATGTGTCCATCACAGTCGTGAAGACAGCTTCGCATCGATCAAGGATGTTCTTGGCGGTGGTCGCATCGTAGGATAGAGATTCGCGGGACGGCGTGATATCGACCGAACCAATCGGCATATCTAGAATCAACACCTCATCGGACAGCGCATCGAGAGCCTCGGACGGACGAACAGCCCGCAGCGCTTCCCGGTCGATCGGGTAGAAGATGCAGCCTTGGCGGACCATCGGACCCTGCATGCCGTTGATGTGGTCGCGCGACACGATCTTCCAGTCGGTGCCCTCATAGAGAACGTTGAACTGGACCTGAGCCAAGTCGGCGTTGTTCTCCGGCATCACGTCGAAGCCCAGCAGCGTGCGCCGCGCCGCCTGCTTGAACGCATCGTGATCCTTATGCTGCACTGCAAAAGAAATCTCGACGCCCTGCTCTTCGTCGGTCGGTTCGGTCACCAGGAGCGCGATCTTGGGGGTTCCCGCATCCATGAACGCATTATACAGGCGCTTCTCACCGTCCAGGATCGCCATGATGGCGAAGCTGTCGGTGTAAGCGAATGGCGTCTTGGACCCGAGTCCAAACTTGCCAACCGCTATGTTGTCGTCGCCCTTGGTGGAGGCTCCCACGGTCGTGTAAAGGTGCATGACCTGATCGTGGGTCAGGGAGACGCCATAGTCGCGGACGGCGAAGGTTTCGTCCCAGCGGGTGGGAAGCTGGAGTTTGAACGGACGATCGAGGATGCCGGCCTGGGCGTGGCTGTCACGGGCGTTCGCGCAAAGTTCCCGCACGATGGCACGAGGCTTGTCGGAGTAGAGCCCATTGATCAGGATGCGAAACATCTTCGCATCAGCTTGGATCGTGTAGGAAGCGACTTCCTGCAAGCTACCGGTCTCAGCCGAGACGGCATCAACCACAACAACGTCCTTCATGGAAACTCCTCAACAAATGTTCCGATGCACCCTTTGTAAGCTAAACTGACGCCTGGAGTCAACCGCTAAAATGCGCCACGCATATTATTGACGGCGCAAGCTCGAAAGTGATACTGTCGTGAGGAAGGCGAGGTGACCATGTGCATATGCGAGAATATCCCGAGGGAGAGGACCGGATACGTCCTGTCACCTCTCCCTCTAGTCAAAGTGGCTCATTCCTTTCATATGGACTGTCCCGAGCACGGGATTGTGGATGGTGGCATCCGTGAGATGCGCAAGGTGTTCAAGCGTGCATGGCTGAATCCCATGCAGTGCATGGGTATTCTGGCGATCACGACCGCTGAGTTGATCGAACGTCACCCCGGCGGACAGGTTGCGCTGGTAGAGTGGGTGGAGTGGGAATTGTTCCCAGAACCCTTGGAGCAGAAGGAGCCTGAGCTTGTTTAGTATCGAGCAACTCGACCAAATTCGCGATCTCCTGATTGCGGAAGCTAACAGTGAGATCGAAACTACCTCTGAGTTCAAGGAAGGCTTCGCGGAGGGTGTCGAGGCTTACCGGTCATCGCTCCTCGTGCTCAAAGCCAAGCTCGGTGAATTATAAAGGTGCTCAACGCATCTTTTACGCTTGACTCTCGGAGTCATTATCGCTTACAAAGGGTCATCGAAACAGACGTAGGACCCGCAACCGATGGCAACCAAGCACGCCAAGACCCTCGATGACGCGACCTTCGCGAAGGTGCTAACCAAGGTGGCGGCTGGACAGCATGGTCTTCGTGATCAGGTGATGGTCCTACTCAGCTACAAAGCAGGACTACGCGCCCAAGAGATCGCCGGTCTGGATTGGACTGATGTGTGCGATTCTGAGGGCGTCGTGCGGAGTGATTTCTTCCTCGTCCCCAGCGACATCGCGAAGGGCAGTAAGGAACGCACCATCCCGATGCATCCTCATCTTCACATCGTCCTGACGATGCTGCGGGCTCAGCGCCCGAAAGATACTGGCATCACCTACGGCACGATCGGGAGATTTAAGCGCCTGTCGTCTGTGTCCGTCCGAGTCTGGTTCCACCGGCTATACGAGACGATGAAGCTTGATGGCTGCTCATCGCATAGTGGTCGTCGAACATTCATCACACGTCTGGCGAGGAGTGCGAACCTTCACGGCTGCTCCCTGGTCGACGTCCGTCTGTTGGCTGGACACGCCAGCATCCAAACGACGGAGAACTACATCGAGCCATCTCCGAACAGCATCCGACTTGTGGCTGCGCTCTGATGAGCGCCTTCGGATACTTCCCGATCGAGCCGATCAAGCGGACGCCTTTCTGGCTCCGGCTGCGTGGTCGCTCTGCCCATCGCCAATGGGCGTGGACCTGGAGCGGCTGGGGTTCGTCGGATGGCTACTGGCTATACCTGCCATAACAAAGAAAGGATCAGCATGGACACGCAATTCTATATGGGCCTGGGCATCGGTCTTCTCGGAGGCGCCTTCGTCATCACTACGGTCTGGTATGTCGAAGTCATGTTTGGCAAATCGAAGGCAGCGCAACGCGCGAGGGAAGCCTTCGATGTGTCCCAGCGTCCAAGCAAGAGCGCGGGTGGCCTCTTCGCCGGCTTCTACCGAAGCTAGACATGCTATCCCGTCGCGTCCGTCTTCCGCACCTCCCTCCTGAAGTTAGCCAGGAGGGGATTGTCGCCGCGTTGCAGGCTGAGCAGCGTTCGATCCTTTGGACCTTGGAGAAAAAGCCTGGTTCTCTGCTCAACGAGAAGCGTTGGGATCGTCTCGACGAGATCAGCATCGCCCTGTCGAAGCACGCTTTGTGCCCGGCAGGGTAAGTTAAACTGACGAGGAGAAAGCAATGTCAATCTTGACGTATATCGGACTGATCTGCGCGCTTATTATCATAGCGCGGGACGTCATCGACACCATCGTTCGGGTTAAGACAAGTGAGGTGCCTGTGAAGTATGCCCTCTTGTGGCTCGTCCCTCCGTTCTTCGCAACGGCGGCAATCGTTCGCGTTCTCACGTAAGGGGAGAAGCATGGCTGAATACATCACCCTCCTCGGTGCCGAACAGGTTCAGAGCGCTGCTCGGACCATCGACAGTGCAGCCGACACGATGCAGCGAGCCGCGTCAAACATGGATGAATCGCTGACCCGGCATGCGCGATCGTTCGAGGAGAACGTCCAGATGTTCGCGGCTTCGGTCGGAGCACTGGGGGAGATCGAGGCGATGAAGGCCGACAACGAGCACAGCAAGGTCATCGGAAGTAGTTTGGGTTTCGGCGAGCAAGAGTTCCTGTCGGTTCTGACACGGTATGGGATCGCGCGATGATTCAACCCAGCATCGTCCGCTTTCAGAAGCAGAAGTTCCACCATCGACCTGAAGAGGGAGAATATGGAGACTGCCTGCGCACCGCGTTCGCCTGCTTGCTCGGGATGGATCGGGACGATGTCCCCCATTTCGGCGAAGGTGGGCCTCCCGTCCACGTCAGGTCAAACGCCGAACGGGACTGGCTACAGTCGCAAGGTCTGTGCGAGATTACCATTCCATATCAGGGGGACCTAGAACCGATCCTGAGCAGTTTTGCTTGCTTAAACACAGGCGAATTCTACATGCTGACTGGAACCAGCAGGACCGGATGCCGCCACGTGGTCATCTGCCGGAACGAAAAGATCGTGTGGGATACGTCGCTCACCGATTCCGGCATCGTCGCCCCATGCAGTGACGGATTCTATTACGTGTCTGTCCTCGCCAAGCGGTTTGTGAAGGAGGCGATACGATGACCAACCGCTGCATCATCAAGCGCACCATCCTGGACAAGGGAGACCTCGGCGCCACGATCGAGGAACTGGCAGAGCGTCACGGGATGACCCCGCAACAGGTTGCTGCCCCGCTGAGCATCCTGCACCTGTCCGGTCAGATCAAGCTGAACGGTTTCGCCCGAGGCAATGGGTTGGCTGGACCATGCCCGATCTACGTGGTGGAAAGAATAACAGCGTAACGCATCTTTTCTCGTTGACAGGGAGTGTCATTATCACTTACACTCCCTTCATCGAAACCAACCAGGAGTTTTCAATGTCGATGGCGCCAAATCCCGAAGTCATCATGTATCTTCAAGAGACGAACGAGTATGGCTCCGACTACATTATTCTCTCCTTTTCTACCGTCGACCGTTCGGTGGAGGATAAGTTCCTGCATGAATACGAGATCACGCCGGAGCAGAATGCGCTGAGTGAGATCACCTTGCGCGCGTTCGTCTATGCATCGACCGGGTCGCCGAACCGCCTTATCGGTTTCGACAACGTTCAGTGCGCGAAGCACCTTCCAACCGTGCGCGAGATCGAGAAGCTGATCTCTCCGATGAAACGCCTGGACAAGGCGATGTCCAAAGCACGCAACGACGCCGAGGACTACTCGTTCACCACATCGGTAATCGCCTTGGCGAAGGCAGCGAAGGTCCGGCGGATCAAATATCGCCCGCTCGGAAAAAAGGGTTCTGATCTGGAGGTCATCCAGGTCAACGGCTGTCGTCCACGCCTCGCCGAGATCGAGGCGGCTATGTGCAACAAGTTTACAAGGATGTTCGCATGATCTTCTACAAGATTTGGTGTCAGCAGTCAAAGTCGGGACTGCACGAATGGCAGATGGATGGTTGGTATCTCTTCGGGTTCATTCCGCTGTTCAAGCGGGATTTGGGAGTAAGGGGTCGTTTCGGACGGCGAAGTTGCTATTAGCCAACGCGCCAGCCTAGTCCGCTGGCTAGTCGGATCGCTACCGATGATCGAAGGCGGGTCGGACCCTGTCAAAAGAGCGCCTGACCACGGAGGGGTCGCCTTAGCCGGGCGTAGGGGGATGGTCGGAGACTTCGGTGCTTGTTTTGCGCCGTGTGTTGATGAAGGACCATCCCCCAGGCCTAAGTTTCACCCGGCTCAGCCGGCTCGCTCCCCGGAGGCAGGGGTGGAGATTTTCATGATGGCGGAGCCGCTGCCGGCATGTCCTTGAGGAAGGGAGGCACAATCAACCAGACGATCCGAGTGACGCAGGGCAGAACGACCCTCACGTATTTGATCGATCGTTGGGACTAAGTTCAATCAGGTAGGAGCAGGCCCCAGCGTAGGAACGGGGCGTGGCGTCTCGCGGCGATAAGCGCAAAGTGACGAAAAGCCCCATCAAGGCGAAATAGTTACGAGCCGAGGCATAGAGACGTTGCAAACGGAGTGGCGGGAGGGGTGATGCCTGATGTGTCCACACCGGCCTGAGATATGCAGCCACGATAAAGGTGGCGTCCCCAGCAGGGACAGCGGAAAGGGTAAGCGGTTATACAAGCTCCTCTCCGCCGCACTGATCCGGCGGGTTCGAGTCCCCCGACCGGAGCCTTTTCAAAATGGAGGTAGACAATGACGCCCGAGCAAAAGATCAAACTCCTGATCATCCTGAAAGTCTGTGAGTGGAGGAAGACCACTCCACCGGAGTTGACTTCGGAGAACATCGACAATGTTTACGAAGAGCAAGACATGGGATGTGATGATATGCAAGACGCCCGAAATGAACTACGCGAAGGCGAAGTCGAAACCGGACTGAAGAGCAAGCACTACTCTCGTCACTACGAATCCAAGGAAGTCGCAGCCAAGCTGCCGGACGGTTCCTGGGTTGGTTGGACCTATTGGTCTGGTGGCGGTAAGCATGGTGAGCCGGAGTCCATCGGCTGGATGGATGACGCTTATGACCTCTCATGCATCGAGGAAGAAAAGGTTGTGACGGTCCAGACCTTCTCAAAGGTCGACCCTGTTTCACCTTGACTCCCAGCGTCACTATGCCTTACCTTGGCTCTTCGACGTCCGCCTATTCAGCCGTCTCACCACGCTCGATCACATGATGGAACTGACCTGTGTGATGGCTCCATTCGTCATGGCGCGCAAACGGGTGTGGGAGGCTGGAGGGGTTGAGCCACGGCGCAGTTTTGTTGACACGTCCCACAAGTCCCTTTTCTAAGGCCAACCTTACGCGTTGACTTCGTTCGCCTATCGAGGTAAGCCAAACTTACCAGAGCGTGGTTTCACTTTCGAGGGGGTTGCATGACTGACAATGGAGTCTCGGATATCTGATGCCAGTCCTATCCCAAATTGAAGATTTCTGCCTCGCCATATTCGGGAACGAGGCGACTGACGGGTTGGTTTCTGTCTGCCGTGCGGATGAAAAGATTATCCAGACGCGGGACCCCGAGGAGATCGCTGAGTTCATCGGTGATGGTGAATCCTGGGTCAGCCTACAGACGAGGGATGAGTCCGGCGCTCCGTGGGAGCAGTCCGCTGTCGGGTTCGCTGTGGACTCCTTGGATGCGCTTCCGCTGGCTCCGTCGGTGGTCCTGAGCAACGCCACAGGCGACTTGTATGCGGTCTGGTTGGTTGGCACCGTCGATCTTCGGACACGGCCTGTGGGACTGACTGAGGCGGTTCCGCTGCCTGGGTCCGGCGGATGGACAATCCAATCCCAAAGTGACGTCGCGTATGAGATCGAGCAGATCGAGGTGGCGTTCACTGACCCTGAAATCAGCGAGCACAATGACGCCATCATCTACGGCACGCTGGACCCTGACATGCTCAAGCGTGAGATCATCCTGGGCGGCAGCAAAGAGGGTGCGGCGACCGGTCGCGGGCGCTGGAGCAATTGGAAGACCACGGTCGGCGGGTTGATCGATCGCCTGTCAAAGCATGAGCCCGGCGAGAAAGATGGATCGTGCTTCCTTCAAGGTTCAACCATCGGCGGCGATCGGCATGCGAATTCGATCCCCCATCTGGACATCCTGGTGCTTGATCTGGACACGGGTGAGGACATCGACGCGCTACGCCAGCGTATCCAGGCCTTGGGGCTCTTCGCGATCATCTACACGACCCACTCGAACATGAAGCCGGTGTCCGACGTCAAGAAGGATGCAGTCGTCACCTGGATGGGTGGTGGGAACGCACCGCCGACCGCTGGTGATGTCGCTGGCTACCTGATCGATGTCAAGCGCTACCGCCCTGAGATATTGGACGGTGCGAAACTCCAGCAGACTGAACACACGAAGGACGGCATCAAGGTGTTCCTGGAGCACCAACCGATGCCCAAGTTCCGCGTTGTGCTCCTACTCAAGGACCGGTTCGTCATCGCCGATCGGGCGAACACGCAACAGGCGGCGATCGTCGAATGGAAAGAGCGTTACGCGGGCGCCAGTAAGCTGTTGGGGACGTGGTTCGATCGGACGTGCGTCGATCCCTCCCGCTTGTTCTACCACCCCAGGCACGCACGGGGCGCCTCGGACTGGCGCATCGATGTGGTTGCTGGGAAACCATTGGACCTGGACACGGTCGACCGGGTCACCAAGGACGAAGTTCGCCGGGCTGGGCTGTCACCGTTCGAACAGGCGGCGGAAGAGATGCAGACCGGCGTCTACAAGACGACCAACATGAAGAGGTTCTTCGGCAAGTATGGCGACCGGTTCGACGTCGAGACCTTCCTACTGGAGCGGGACGGAGATGGTGACCGTGGATCACGGTCGTCTGGGATGGGCCGGTCGCATCGCTGCCCCAACGACGACAATCACACAAATGCCGGCGATGAGAACGACGTCGGGTTCTTCTGCGTCAATGCGTCCGACAGTGAGACCGGACAGGCGGTTGCAAGCTGCCGGCATGATTCGTGCGCTGGGTTTGATCGGCTGAACCTGATTGATCTGGCATGTCAGACTGCTGGCATCGATGACGCCATGAAGCTGAAGGAGTGGGTTCCTGATGTCGAGGGTGACGAAGAAGAGGAAGAATCTGCATCAGGTGATGACGATGACACGCCGAAACTAGAAAACAAGCCATACGCCAGCCTTTCCGAGGCGAAGAAGATCATCGGTGCCATGGAGATCGACGATCCCTTGGCTGGGCATGTGGCTGTCAACGTAGGTATGTCTGGGTTCTCAGCAGCCGAGCAAGACAGTCTGAAAAAGCTCCTGGTGCGCAAGACAGGCGTTGGCGCCAAGGCGCTTGCTGACGAAATGAAGATCGGTCGGTCGAAAAAAGCCGGAGCGGAAGACGTCTCATTCGACGACGACGTCGCCACTGAGTTGGCTAGGCTGAACAATAAATACGCTGCCGTCATGATGGGTGGTAAGTTCCGGATCATGAAGGAGCCCGAAAAGCAGGGCACAGCGCCGGAAATGCTGGACAAGGATTCATTCACCGCATGGTTGCAGGATCGAGAGGTCGTGATCATGGGCGCCGATGGAAACACAAAAAAGTCTCCGATTGCGCTGGAGTGGTGCCGTTGGAAAGAACGGCGCAAGTATGACCGTGTCGTTTTTCAGCCAGGAATAGAAAACGTGGGTAATGCCTACAATATTTGGAAGGGGATTTCCTACAAGGGACGCGTTGGAGACTGGAGTCTTCTTAGGAAGCACGTGCTTGACAACATCTGTCTCGGTAATAAGGAAAACTTCGAGTGGTTGATGACTTGGCTCGCTCAGATTTTCCAGCATCCAGGGAAGAAGCTTGGCAGTGCTGTCGTGATCAAGGGTAGGAAGGGCACAGGTAAGTCCGTCCTGTTCGATTGGATCAGGGAGGCGATCGGCGCGGCGTCGCTGAAGGTGTCCCGTCGTGATGAGATCGTTGGTGGGTTCAATAAGCATCAGCAGGGTTTGATCCTCCTGGTTTGTGAAGAAGCCTTCTGGGCTGGAGACAGCCAAGCCGGTGGCGTGCTGAAGGACATGATCACATCGGACGAAATGCTGCTGACGCCGAAGGGTGTGGATAGCATGCGGTTCGACAACTTCATGCGTCTCGCCATGATCAGCAATGAGCGTTGGATCGTGCCGGCTGGATTGGAGGATGAACGTCGGTTCTTTGTCCTTCATTGTGGTGACGATCGCCGTGGCGATATCGAGTTCTTCGCCGAGGTTGAGAAGCAGATGCTTAGTGGCGGGATCGAGGCGATGGTTTACGAACTGATGCACTGGAAGCCGATCGGTGGTGATTGGAATGTCCTCCGCAAGCCTCCCGTTACGCCCTGGCTGTCTGAGCAGGCGCAGGAAACTATGTCGACAGGGGACCGCTTCTTCTACCAGATCATCGACAATGGGTTCTTCATCCATCCGAAAGAGAAAGGCGAGGAGTCCGGACCAGTCGCTCTCAATGAGGACAAACCGAGCTACCTCGTCAAGAATGATCTGCTCAAAGCCTACACGAAATTCATCGGACAGTCGAGTTCTGGTCGGCACAAGATCGGTGACGCCACTCTGTTCAGTCGTCTTGCCGAGGATTGGCTGCTGGCTGATCCGACCGAATACCGGACGGACAAATACGAGCACGAAGGTTTTGGCGTTGATGAGCGTCGGCGTTGCATCCTGGTGCCGGCGCTGTCGAAGATCAGGAAGCACGCTGAGAAGGCGAAGAAGCTGCCGTTCATTGACGTGATCGACGGAGAGAAGCCCGAGGAAGAGGTCGAGGAGTCTGTTGCCTCCTGACGTAAGTCATGCTATCATGCTCGCTTCGAAACTGACTTCAAGAGGGGATTTGACTTTGCGAAATTACACGCATTGGCTGGTTACGAAAGGCAGAGACAAGGATTCCGTTGGGCGCCACGGGTTGGTTCCGATCGTCCTTGTTCACAAGGCTGACGTCTCTCTGCGCCGATTGCGGGAAATCACGCAGGCGGCTGTCGAGGCGCGGGCGACCACGTTCCTGGCTGATGATGCATCGGAAGTGGCTCGGCTCGGCGCGCTGGCTGGTGCATATGCACGGGCGACGTATAACAACCTGTGGGTGTCTGAGGTCGGGCTCACATCTGGTGACGATGCGTTGCTTCAGTTCAATCCGTTATATGAGCATGCGACGACCTGGGCTTTGGCTCTTGCAGGTGAGCGCCTTCCGCCGTGGCAGGGTCCCGCTGATGGTGTGATCCCTCGGGAAATGCCGATTACAATCCGGCTTCTACGCCAACCTCCGCAGGAGTTCAAAATAATCGACGCCTAGCGTCGTTATTGCTTGCTTTGCCTGCAACTATAACTTACGAAACAAACAACGAAAAGGAACATGCATGCCAGACGCGAATCTCAACTTCGACCCGCTGCTCTACGTCGCGATCCCACTCGAAGAATACAAGGCAATCCAGGCGACGCTCGCCGAAGACGTCCTGGCTCTCCGTGAGGCTGCTGACGCCATCGAAGGGGTGGAGGGCGTCTTCCAACTCTATGGTCCGTTCGATCCTGAGCAGAGCATCATCACGATGGCGCACGACGCTCTTAGTCAGGCGTTCGAGGACGGACGCCGCTCCGGCGAACACCGTATCCTTCGGCACGTGTTCGCTCAGCCGAAGGTATCTGTGGTCGTGAACCAGGACGTTCCGGACGGCTTCGATCTCTGGATCGCTCGGCGCCGTAAACGGACGTTCTTCGCTGGGGTCGTCACTGCCATCGCGGTCGCCTTCGCTCTGCTCATCCCCATGGTGCATCCCTATTTCATGAACTGAGGCGTAAGCCTTAGTGACTACAAGAAAGTGAGGCTAACATGAACGCGATTACCAGCTACGTTGTCATCGGTGAGGATGGCGGTCACTCCGCATTGACGGGCGATCCGAAAGCCTCTGTGGCTGGCGCTGCGGCGCGTCTGAAATCTCAGGGTCGTCGCGGTTACATCGCCCAGCTTGTTGGCGATTCCCGCACGGGCACGCTGACGCTGGTCGAAGGGGTCAACGACCCCCAGGTGGATTTTGATGAGGTCAAGACCCGGTTCGCCGAGCGGAACAAGACACGCGGAGCCAGCAACAGCTTGTTCCGGCGTGTTGGTGGTGGAAGCGGGGCCTGAGATGCCACGCCTAGCTCCAGGACAACGTCCTGCTCACCTCGTGCGTCTCCAGGACGCTGCGGCGTTGACCGCAAGGATCAGGCCGGTTGGCAGCATCAGCCGTGTGGTGGTCGACCGTGGGATCACCGCCAAGCAGATGTTGGACGAGGACGCCGCCGGCATGGCGTTGGTGGAGATGCAACACGCGTTCTGGCTCCGTCTGGTTGACTATCAACCAGTAGAAAACAGGTCTGGGTTTCTGGTCCAGTATGTCGCTGCTGCGGGATGTCTCAGGACAATCCGCATCCTGTCGATCGACGAGAAGAAGAAGCGGTTTGGCAACAGCGAGCCGAAGTTCATGGTCGAGACGGAGGAGGGGACTATGGTGCTTCGGGATTCGACTGTGGTGGTCCTGACCTAGTCGGAAGTCTTTACAGCCTTCCAGATTTTCTTGCGAGAGCGATCCCGGGAGGATTGAACCTTGCCGTGTCTCTCCAGCAGTTGGAGGCATTGACTGGAAGTGGCTGTTGTCCTCGACACAGCGTGCTGGCATAAGTGTCATCGTGCCTCCTCCTCTACAACAACTTCGATATACGTCAGCATCGCCCTGGTGATCAGCACGTATTCGAGATTCTCTTCCTGGGCGATCTGCCAAGGTTGCTTGGCACCCTTCGCCGGCATCCACTTGGCAACGCCATAGCCGAAGACGCGGGGGAATTCGAGACCCTTGGAGCGGTGTGCCGTCATCAGAGCGACCGTCTTGGCGGGGACACC